GCCCACCACCACCATAATGTATGCCCTCTGCTACTGTTAGGTAACGCACAATCTTCTATAATATCTCAACAAATGGGAACACATCAGCTAGCAGCTTATTTCTGTCAATCCAACTACGACTAACTCCATTTTCGCCGAAACTTGCCATGTATTCCTCACCAGCTTGAGATAAGTCGTATACAACCAAATTGACTATGTTGGTAGTATACCGTTTCATATCTTCTTCTATTTGCTCATTTGTGTAATCAGATGGGTAATTACGCTTATTGCGTATTTCCTGCTTAATTTCCTCAATATGTTGCTCTATTCTCGGATTATCCTGTAGATCAGTCCACTTGATAGAGCCATCGTCACCGACTCCATATTGACCTTTTCGTATTTTGACTTGCTCTACCAATGTGTATTCCACGACTACCTCCTACAAAGCAAAATGAGCTATAAGCACTTCTTTTAACGCGCCACCTGTCATATTTTCGGCATTATCTATGCCCTCTAATATAGCAAGTGCTTTCAGATCATCTGTTGACATTCTGTTAATCTCAGTCTTGGTATGAGTGACAACATCGGTGCCAGAAGTAGATTTCTCTACCTCTGGTATTTCATCACCGCAGTTGTACCACACGCCATTGCTTTTTATGCGATGTGTAGCGATCATCAATTAATCCTCCTTAACCTTCATAACAAGTACTGAGTCCATGCCCTCGAATGTTGGAAGTCCAATCATAGATACTACGCAATGTGTATTGATAGTATGATTTGTCTGGTATGTATATACAGAAATACCTGTTTCAACAATAGACAGCGTTCCGTCTGTTGTGCTTCCACTTCTTTCCTCTGGTGTCTTGCCAAATACATAGTCACCAAGATATACACCGCCTGATGTTGCCGAAACAATACCAGTTGGTACAAAGTACTGTGTATTTCCGTTCTCGTCAACATACAGCTTGTCATATATCTCAATCTCAATGCCGTAGCCTCTGAGATAGTCTACTACTTGTGCTTGCTGCAATCTTATTCCACCAGTATAAGCAGTTATGCCAAGTACCTGTTTCTTTGTGTCCTCCGCCTTAATAAGCATTTCCCATGTCTCGGTGTTCATGGTGAATCTTGTCAGAGAGTAACCAGTGTTCTTTGCAAACGTGCGTCTTGTTGTAATAACATCATCCAGCGGAGTTGCTGTCGCTGACTTATCCCATGCACTTGTTGTCTTAAACTCGACAAAATGTGTCTTTTTATGCTCTGCTCCCTCATCTGCTGTATAATCAACATAATATGGCTTACCACCAATTGTTACTTTAACTCTTGGTATTCCGTCTGTAGGTGCAAGTAACTGCCAAATCTGACGCTCTGGTACAACAAGACCACCCTCAATAAGCATTAGAGGCTTCTTGCTGATCTCTCTGAGTACGTTGTCGGCAAGGTTAGAGTTCTCGGCACTTCTGTAATTGTCGTACTCTTGCTCCTCTTCCTCTGTTACCATGTAAGATTCGCGGTAAAAAGGCATTTTATTCTGAATGTCAGAGAATCCACCGACGTCTCTTAACTCTGCCTGTGCGTCAAAATTAGACGCTTTAAGAGATATTGGAAGTCCGCTTTTGCCCTTGATAAATCTAAGGCTAAGACTGTCCTGCTTTCTTGTACCGAACTTCTGTCTGCCAAGATAAGGGGCAGAACCTAATGTTTTCTGATAGTTGTCCCACATCACGCCAAGGCTTCTGGCAGTGAATGCTTCACTTAATGGTAATGCTGGCATATTTATCTACCTCCTGTTTATTCCTCACCTTTTATAGGGTCAGCTCCGTAAAAAGTGACTCTTGGTGTTGCTGTTCTTGCTGTATCTGCGATTGAAAGTGACTTAACTTTCTCCCAATCTATTGTTCCTTGATATACATAAGTTCCTGGTGCGTCACCCATTGTTACATCTACATCCGCAAGTAGATATCCAAGGCACTTGTTATCATTACTTGGAAATGGTGTTCCTGCTGGAACAATTTTTCTTCCGTTTGCATCTGCACTAGGCTGCATCGTCTGAGGGACTAAACAAGCCGCGCCCTCATAAGGGAAAAACTTTAAAATGCCTTTACCCTGTGTAAAATCTCTTACAATTGGCTTACCCATTGTTTTTACCTCCTATAAAACGTAATGATCGGCGTCCTTGCTTGCAGGACTGCCAAACGATATTTTTTCTGCATTTGCTACATCCGCTGGTTTTTCATCGGTTTTTCCGCCTGTACCACCATTACCCGGCGGTGTTGAGCCGTTGGCTATCTCTATTTCTTTAGCTTGAGCGGCGGCGGTTTCTTTATCTGCGATAATCTTTCCAAGAGCGTCATAATCCATGGAACCATCATCCTTAACCACTAGCTTTGCCTGTTCAGCGGAAATCTTGAATTTCTCGGCTGCACTTGTTCTCTGACTTGCAATTGCCTGTGTCTTTTCAAGCTCTGCTATCTTCTTCTGAGCATCTTCAAGGGCTTTGGCATTTCTTTCTGCCTCAGACATACTCTGCCCCTTTAAATCCTCATACTCTTTTTCGATAGCTTTGAGCCTTTCAAGCTCTGTGTTGTTCTTGTTTGCCTTTGCATTAGCAGATTGAACGTCCTTACCATTTTCAGCCATGACTTTTTCGATCTGCTCATCGGTCAAACCCATTGATACTAAATCTTCTCTTTTCATTGATTACCTCCGTATGTCTACGTTTTTATACGGTGCAACGCCACCGATTGACATTGCCGTTTTCTACGCTCACGGCACTTGCGAAATTTTTGTATAAAAAAAGCAATCACAAACGTGATTGCTAATTTCCATTGATTATATTGTTGTATTGCTCTTCTGTTATCAGTCCTTTATCACAGGCTTGCTTAACCATTTCAGCATTCCATATATGATAGACTTGATACCATTTTTTTATTTTTTCATCATAGGCTATTCCTCCGTCAGCAGTGTGTTAGTCATCATTGCCATATATGTTACTTGTGCGTCTATACGCTCAATATCAGACGGTATTTGGGCTGGTTCATAGCCGTCATACTTCTGAGGATTGTTGTTAATATCTTGAAGATTAAGGCTTTCAACAGGAGCATGAAACTGTGTTCCATCATATTCATAGTATGTATGTGTTTTTGACTGCTTTCCGGGTTCTGCATATTCCTCTGTCTTAACTCTTTCATTAAGACACAAGTACACCCATGCTATTCCTTTGGTATCTATTTTTATAACAACTTCTTGCTGTGGTTCTTCTGCTCTTACTATCATTGCTTACCACCTTTCTTGCTACCTTGAGTAACCCCAGTTCGTCCTGTCAAGCCTGTTTCAACAATTCAAGTAAAAAAGCACGATTTAATTAACTAAAATTGTATATCTTCGGAATATAAATATTTATAGCACATTCGACAGTAACTTTTTTTTCACCACAATTAAAAAGAGAGATATCGAACGCGTTTGGTTTTTCTGATGATTCATTTTGTATTGTTATAAGTCCATTAATATATGTGTTAAATATATTAACAAGTATATGCGCTTGCTTGCTGTTTACATTTCCAAACCGCAACGACCTTTGTGTACCATCTTTTTTAGTGATAAATGCACTATTTTTTATTGTAATGATTGTCCCATCATTGTCAGATGTACGGTTATGAAAACTAATAGCTCTATCGTTTGACTCGAAAACACATCCGTCAAATTCAAAAACTTCAGACGCATTAAACCCACACCCAAAAGCACAATCTATTCCCATAGCAGTTCTCTTTTTATTAAGGTGCACATTTCTATATTTATGTGTGCTTCCTGTAAATTCGGCAATTCCGCTTGTTTCATCATGAATGCAATATCTGCAATTATCAGCGTTTATTGTTATGTTTTCAATTTCAACATTTCCAGAAACATTTAGCGGTGAAAGATATCTTGCACTTGTTGATGTCATTTGCTCTGGAGTTGGAAGAAAATTGAAAACAACCTCTCCAATTCCTATAATTTTGGTATTTGGAGGTATAATAGTATTATAATTTCTCCACAAATCCTCTGATGATTCTGGAATTGATAACGCATATTCTGAGCCACCTATTTCTTCAAAAATATCATATATTCCACTATCTACATACACAATCTTGCTTGCCACATTTTCCGATAACGATTTAATACACTCTGTAAATGAAGTATAATCCTTGCCAACACCGACATGGTATATTTGTGGCTCATTATGAGGGGCATCTACGATTTGTGAATAATCAATCTCGACATCTTTGTTTATCTCTTTTCGTACACTATAAGGTATGTACTCTTCTGGAAGTACATCACTTTCAACTGCCATGTATGTATCAACAGGATATGACGACGTTCTAAACGATATAGCCAAATATTTTAATTCTGTTTTTCGCCTTACTAAATCCGTATTAAATGTTGTTTCTCCAGATTTCCATGCGTACCCCAGATATTCCATATTATTACCAACAGTCAATACAGAATATGATGTGCCACTCACTGTGTATGTTTTTCCACCTTTGACCGGAAGTAAAAAAGCCACATATCCAGTCATACTTGATTTTGTCACCGTTCCATTTACATTTTTGTAGAAAGCGTTTTGTTCCACCGAAAATTTATCGAATTTATTCACGGATTCTGTTTTAGTAAAGAAATCACCTAAGTCTTCCTTTAGTGAATCAACAGCGCTTCCTGTTGCTAATGCATCAGCCGGCGTGCCGGCAACTGAAAGGGTATTATCAGTTATAACCTGAACAGGATTCTCCTCAAAATGCTGCTCCACGATCTGCCTTATCTGGTCATCGGTAATACCGCCCTTTTTAATTTTCTTGTTGAGTAATGCGTATACTTCCTCTGCATTCATGTGCGCACCTCTCTATTCCTGTTTTATCCAACTCTCGCCGTCAAACTTATATAAGTCTGTCGTGTCTATCATGTAGCACGAACTACCAAGTGACACGTATGTTGGTAGCTTATCTATATCCCTAGACAGTGCGTTATACTGTCTATAGTTCCCCTTTGATTCAAGTGCCGTAATACTACCCATATCAGGTACATCATCACCTGGTTCATACACTTGTCCGTCTTGGACTACCGTATATCTAGTCACCATTGTTATTACCTCCGTTGCCAAGATTATCTATTATCTCTTGCGCTTTTTTGTTCCTGTTGCTCTACATCATCTATAGTTAGATATAACTTATCCAAGTATTTCTTGGACAGCAAAAATGTTTTTTCTGCATCTCCCCACAATCCAACAGTCTTGATTGCAACAAGTGGATGTATTCCAGCCTGCAATAGAACAACCAAAGTCTGAGCTTTGGTGTACATGTTATCCTGAGGGCTATGGTTTATCTGCACTGAAAAATCTCTAACTGTCAACTTCAAATCATCTGCATACAGTCTGATTGCGTTAAGTGCAAGCTTAGCAAGTCGTTTTTCTGATGTTGCGACAAGCGGGTCTTTTAACTTTGTTCGTGTCTTACTAAAATCCCAGCCGTTCCTTAACTCGACAGCTCCTTGCGTATCTCCGCCTGTGTTGCCTTGCTTAGTTGGGATTGCAAGAATTGTCTGAACGTTATCCCACAGATCATCCTTGGCAACCTGAGTCTGAGATTGATTAAGTTCTTGCGACATAACATCTACATCAGCGTTGTTGACGCCATTGGTTGATTTAACGACTAGGGCGCCCATTTCTTTCATAGCTTTAAACTTGTCCTTGTCAACGTCGCAATTAACAAACTTAATCCACGACTGCACAAACTGTTCTATGCTATCCATTCTGTTGGATTGCATGTTGTTTATTGCGTCAAGCATATCTATAACAAGTTCAATATCGCTTATTCTTTCATGGTTGTTAGGATACTCAACAATCGGTATATCTCCGTAAGCATGCAATCTCCAGTCTGCAACTGTACTGTTGTATATTTTGCACTCATGTGTGGCTGTGTAGCATTGTTTATACCACTTGCCATCACTGTCCTTAAGTTCTGTGACAGCAATCATCGGTTCTTCTGTGTTACTGTTGTATATGATAAAGGTATTGAGTGGACAAGGTGTAACAATCCTAAACGGCACATCACCGTTTGGATTAAACTGGATAGCTTTAAATGCTGTACCAGTGGCAGACTGCCATTCACCAGCCTTTATGTCCTTATCTTGCTTACAAGCGTCTACCATGTAATCATTCAGATCGTCAACCGCATTATTGATATTGTCATCATCTTTACGGCTGATGTACTGTACTGGTTCTCCGTAAGTTTGTCCAACCTTGAATTGCACAATTTCATATGCATGGTTTTCTACGATGTAATTAACTACATCATCACGAATTACTTTAGTTCTGTACCTTATTGGTTGGTCGCCTTTGTAATAATTCCATAAATACTTTATAATTGGCTTATTCCAGTTAAACACTCCGATGCACTCACCGACTACATTCACAATATTATCCGGTGTAATGGTGTCTACATTGGTATATGCTATTTTTCTACCATAGTGGCCTCTTACAAGGTCTTGCAAATGTAATCTGTTCATGTCAACTCCTATTTCACGAGTTCATTTACTCTCTTTTGAATCTTATCAGGATCATATCCTGCTGCCTTAAGCCTATTGATACGTTCCTGTCCGTTGCCCCAGCGACCAGCAATGACCTCATGTGCAACCGCATTGATGATCTTATCCTGTGTAATCTGTGATGCCTTAACGAGCTTGTTTACTGCTGCTTGAACCTTGCTATAGTCATATCCAGCTTTGGTCAGTCTGTTTTTGCGATTCTGTCCATTGCCCCACTTACCAGCAAGCACTTCTCTTGCGATCGTATTGACACTCTTCTTTACCGGCTTAATAGTGGCAATCTTCACAGCCTTAGTAGCCAGCTTGCGCCATGATGCTGAACTTATGTATGCTTTGTTAAGGTCAAGGTTGCCGCTGTAACCTGAGAGTTTTCCGACAGATGTGTACTGACGGATAAGGCAGTTATAAGCCCCCTCATTCCACGGATGCTCCTGATAGCCAGTCTCAATATAGTCTGGGTACTGAGCCACCCACAGGCCATATCCAGCCTTTTTTACGGCGTTCATAGCACTCTTCTGGATGTAGATAAGTGGCTTGATGCCGGTCTTCTGATATACGTAGTTACACCATTTCAGACACCACTCAAGATCATTCTTGCCAAACTGAGGGTTATTCTTTGCCTCCCAGTCAAGTACAAGAACGGCTTTACCGATATACTTCTTGACATATGCAAGGAAGTAGTCAGCCTCTTTTTGTACGTCACCGCCATTGGCGTAATGATACGCACCTAACAATTTTTTCTTGTTCAGAACTTTGCCACAGTGACTTGTAAAGTATCTGTTCTTATAGCTTGTTCCCTCGGTTGCTTTAACAATGCAAAAATCAAAAGGAACTTTGCTTAAATCTATATTTTCATCGCCTTGCCAGGCACTAATATCTATTCCGTTCATTGTTTGTACCTCCTTTTACATTAAAAAAGCACCAGTAAAGCTACTGGTGCCTCTAAAGGGTTTATGAGGTTTGAAAAAGTATGAGAAAAAACAAAGTGTTTATCAATCAACTTGTTCATGATATATTATATAATATGTTTTATGGGACATTCTAGGACATTTAGGGACTACTTATATGTGTTTCCCCATTTTTGCTCAAATTCCTGTAATGCTTTACCATGTCTTCGTATGATCTGTTTGTAACAATAGTTCATCTCTATTGCCATTTTTTCAAAAGTCTTTTGCTCAACGTATCTCGAAAATAAAATCTGATAAGTCATTTCGTCCGACATACTATCTATCTGGGATATAATTATTCGTTTGTTGTCAATGTATCTATCAACAAGCATATCTATTTCATTTTCCATTTGCTCAATTTTGGACACAATCTTGTCCATGGTGTCATAGCTAGGTGATGACTGCACTCTTTCATCATTTCTGACCGCCGATACACTGCAAGCCATAGACCTATACTGTGCAAGCTCCACTAACTTATTATTGATAAGTCGGTCATATCTGCCTATTTGTTGCAAGTATTCCTTTGTTTCCACTAATCAATACCTCCTAAATGGGTTAAATGCAGGTTCTGCAATTGCATATTCGCCCCCGATTCCATAAATCATATCGCAAAGCTGTGCAGTCGCATCAACACCATCATCATGTTTATTTTTTCCCTCTGTTTTATACATAATAATATTTTGAAAATATTTATTATATTCTTTGGTTCTATGTTTTCTATCAATAAAATACAGTTTTCTTATGTCTGGCGCATGATTTCTAATTCGATCTAACTTTGATATGGTATTTGGAGCTGGATCATGAGTTGCATTAACCATTGCACCAACTTTAGACCATTCTTTTTCACAAAGTATTCTATATTCCGCGGTTGTTTTTGTTTCCTCAAAGTGGACTTCTGCCGTTTTCGGAGCCCACTTTCGTAAATGCCAAGCAATACGATTAACAACTTCTGGTATTGTGACTTCTTTATCTCCATCGTTGTAAACAGCATCGGTAACATAATAATTATTGTCATACTGATAGCAAATTGGCATAGCTACAAAATCACCACCACCGTAGGCAGGATCAACTGCTGCAAATATCCTATCCGGAGCTCTATCTGGTAAATCTTCCGGATTAAAAAACTGCATGTTATCTGTACTGAACAATGCTCCATGTCTTTCGATAGGAGTTTGCTGATCTTGCGCATACCATGAGGCCATATCATCATTTTCCTCAAAAGACGCTCTTATCATCAAGTAATCCTGCGTAGAATATCCAAGATTATATGGATAATCAAAATTACTTTCATCATTTTCATTCAGGGCTGGTATGATTATTGCTCTCCATCGTCTCTGCGCATATTCTGGGTTATTTTGCAACAAATTAAGCCTACGCCCCTGTACATCTCCAGGAGCCCATCTTGTACCCATATTTATTAGTTTTGCTTTACGTTTAAGACGTTTCATAAAATTGTTGTCAAACTTTCCCCACACGGTAGCTTGTCTATCTTCCGACAGTGCTTCTTCAATACCACTAAATAAATCATCATCAACAGCCATACCGGAACAATCACACGCTCCATTCAGAGTTCCATAAATAGACCTCATTGTGAATGTTGGGTATGTCTTTTTTCTAATAATATCTATAGTGGTATCTTTACCATCTGTAATAGGTCTCTTTACAACGTTTTTAGGGAACATTTCTCCGTATGTGTATGTTGGGTCAAGAATAATTTCCAGAAGTCCATCGTAAAATCCGCCAGTTATTTTGTCAGAATATGCAGTATACAAATTAGATTGTTCAGGGAATTTTGACCCATACCACAAAAAGCCCAACTTCACTATTTGTGTCTTTCCAATTCTTGAAGGGCAGTTAACAAATAATTCGTCTAATTTATCATCTACAAGGTCTTGTATTCCATTTGCCACTTGTCTCAATGGGTTTATTCTAGGCTGATAAAATCTTTCTTCTATTGGCCTTTTGCGCTCCAAATACAGCATAAAGCTTTCAAATACTTCATTGGATTCCGTAAGAAGTGTTGAATAATATTGATTGACAAGCTCTATCTCTGTCTTGTTTGCCTGGGCAAATTTCTCTATTTCCCATATGTCCATGCCGAATTGTCTCAAACAAAATTGATTCACGATTGCCTTTGACCTTGCCGTGCATTCAAGCATTGTAGTGATATCACCATCATTTTTGGCTAGTTGGCAAGTATCAAGATAGGCATTGATAATTGTTTCGTCTATGCCCCGGATATCTATGTATTTTTCGCAATCCTTAATCAAATTCTGTAATTCAGACATAAAAAATAGCACCTCGCTAAAAAGCAGAGGTGCTATGGCCTCTGCCTATAATTTTTCTAGGGTAGCGACCAATTCTATTTATCGGCCGGAAACATATAAAAATCAAGTCCTAATAAATCAGGATCTAACTTCTTCGCATTCTTACCTATCGGTGAGCATTTGTACACGGGTTTCCAAGAATCTTCATACCACCTATCCATTTGAGCAATAACGCTTTTTGCATAATATGTAGGTTTGCTCATTGTCTTTGTACGGTTGCATAAAACCTCTTGATAGTTTTCAATTATAAATCGACAATCATTGCCATCGTATTCATAATCTCTGTAAAATTGATAAAATGTTTTTAATTTTTTAACAAAATCAATTAGTGTTTTCATTCCTCATAAACCTCTCAAAATCTTCGTTACACTCTGAACATAATTCATACTTTTTATTTGCATGTTCAAAAGTGTGAATTGCAATATTCCCTCTTTCATCATCAAGACCAAAGGACGGAATTTCATATGGGAAAGTACCATATTCAAAAAAATTTATTATCGCTATTGATTCTGCTGCAATTTCTTTCCCGCACCTGTCGCAAGTGTGCCATTCTCTTTCATGTTTCATTGAATCTCTCCCATGATTGTGGCAAATACTCCACAGTTCCATCATTTTCTGACTTTTGCCATCCACTATCGCTACTGTAGTTATCACGGCAAATAGCACCTGTGCGTGATACCACAATATAATTGCCGTCTTTTTCAGGATTGCCACTTCTAAAGTGCTCTTCTGTGTATTCTCGTTTACGATTGTCCACCGTCATTATTACTTTCATTGACTTTTCCTTTATCTTCAAAAACAAACAATGTGTCTGGAAATGGTTCTCCGCTAAATAGCATATTGAGGTATTTCAAAAAGGTTGGAATACTCATTCTGGCTATCTGCGCAGCTTTAGCCTGTGTAACTCTGCCAGCCATATATTCTGCTACTGCCTCTGAAAACTTATCCGGATCGCACCTATGTACACCACCAGCCATATTTCACCTCACAACCATACATCTCTGTTTTTGTAATGGAACAAGAGGGAGTCGAACCCTCGTTACCGCCGTGAAATGGCGATGTCTTGACCACTTGACTATGACTATTGTTCCAGTGTGCATTTCCTTAATTTTTCCAAATCAAGGCATTTTTTTTAATTCAAGTAGGACTCTGCCACCAATACTCTATCCGGTTGCTATCCGGCCTCCTTAAGCTTTAAGATTGTTAGTCAAGCCATAGACCCAATGCTCAGAAAGAGCTTAACTTTGGCCAACAAATAGCAGAGATGGGATTCGAACCCATGACCTCTAGCTTATGAGGCTAGCGAGCTGCCAGACTGCTCTACTCCGCGTCATTATACATATGGCATACTATATAGCCGTATGCCGGGGCTTGTGATCATTTACTCTGGGGAGGAGTATTCGACCGCCTATACGGCTACAGTTGGCATTCTGTAGGCTGATTTTCGCAAAACACTCACCGGATCTGGTGACGGTCCTTTATTCAGCATTCCGCTAGTGAGTGAAAGGAGCACAAATGAAACAAACATTTGTCCGGTCAAGGTAAAAGAATTTGAAAACCTTAACCGCATGAACGATATGGGACTCGAACCCATGGCCCATAGATTAAAAATCTATTGCTCTCCCAACTGAGCTAATCATTCACATTCGCCTTGTATGGTCTCAAGGCTCCCATGGTTAGTCATGGTGGACTGTATAGGTGGAAAGGCTACTTGCAACAACTGCCTATACTCAGTAGCGGGGCTAGTGGGATTTGAACCCACGGATGCAGGAGTCAAAGTCCTGTGCCTTACCACTTGGCGATAGCCCTATTTGTATTTCTCCATTTCATTAACGCTCATACCGACTATTCCGGCTGATTCATCACTGTCAGTATGTTTAAAGTATTCTCCACTTTGCGGCCACATATATCTAAACATAGCATAATTGGCAACATCAAGAAGATATTCCGTATTCCCTGTCTCTTTAAACTTTGCAAGGCATTTTTCAAGGCTGCCTATTGCATCAACGTTGCCTGTAGCAAAATTTCTTCCAGCTCTGCCATACTTATAATGACTTTGAACCACTAAAGCCTTGCGTTTTTCATCAAATTGTAAACTGTAATCAGTTTTCAGAATATCATCAGTCACACTCATTGTTTTTGCCCTCATAATCCAAACATACATGTCCAGGTTCAACATAATCTGAATAATATTCGCTGTTCTGATTGTTACAAACCTTATCACCATCTTCTGTTATGCAGTATTCACAATTGCTGCATTTATCTTTCGCCATAGTGATTACCTCCCAATGTCTAGTTATTCTTGCTGAGATTTATTCCAAACGCCACAGCCTTAATTAAAGCAACTATACCCAACAATATATATATCCAAACAGGAGCATTAAGTTTTATTGCAATCCAAAGCAAAACGATAAGTTCAATCATATGTCGTCCTCCTGTTTGTGGTTTGCTCTCCAAGTGTCAAATCCATCTGGATATCTGTTTTCAAGTTTTTCCTTGTTCGTCTGCATAACATCATCAAGGGTAAAACCACTTGCATCACAGATCATGGCAACGTACCACATTACATCGCCGCATTCTTTCTTCAAGTGGTTTATGTCTATGCCTTTTTCGTGAAATACGCCTTTTTTAACAAGATCAGCAACTTTGCCCGACTCGCCTGTAAGACCTATAACACCATTAAGCAGTTCAGCAACGTCTATTCCATTTGTTGTTGAAACAGCATTAAGAAGTCTATCTCTATTCCTGCCATCATTTGTACGCATGGCAGCCATTTGATATTCAATTCCGTTCATTTTGTTCCTTTTGGGGATTTTATAGTTTTGTCTGATGTGATTAAAGAATATCTATCTGACCGATAGATAACTGTTATGTATGCATTATATACACATTATTTGGATTTTGTCTATATTTTTTTCTGAATTGCGATTATATCATCTATTGGGACTTTAAACAGTGCTGACAAAATTATCAGATTGTCAACTGTAGGTATTGATCTTCCTTTTTGCCACTTGTATATCGCATTTGGATTTGTAAATCTAAGTATGTTTTGTAAATCCTTAACACTTAGTCCTTGTTGTTTTCGATAATATACTATGTTTTGACCTGTTTTACACATGTCTATAACAGGTATATCAATCATATATTCTCACCAACCCTATGTTTATTTGTTTTGTCGTTATGTGTAGGTTTATACTTGATATATTTATATATGGCTGATTAGGCCTTTTTTATTTTAAAAATATTTGGGGGGCTTAGTAGGGGCTCTCCTAGGATCCTGTCACACCCCCACCCCCTCCAGCGTTCTTTTCTAGCACTCATTTTGTCTAAGTGCCAATATTGTTTTAATTGTTCGCACAATTTACTATTATGTCGCTTATGTCTTTGTATCTATTCGCAAAACCCACGTTTCACGCACAGTTATGTATTTATTCCGTGTTGTTACCATCAAAAAGTGGCTTATTTCCTACGCTTTCAGCCCGTCCTAAATTGTTTGAATTGTTCATACAATTCGGCACGGTACAATCAACCTCTATAGTCTCCGCCTGTGCTGAATTGTCTGGAAGTTTGGCACAATTTGACTCTAACAATTTGCGCACATCTGAGGCAGTTAGAGCGATTGTGGCACCTCCGGCAGCAGCCCCGCCAGCATCATTCCAGCCATATTCCCTGTTTTGTATCGCAATTAAGCCAACCGCCTGTTTTGTGTCAATTAGTCGATTTGTCAGACAATTCTCACGAAAACCGCGAAGTTTTTTGTAAATTCTTGTCCGCGGGTGGCTTGGCTTATCCTTGCCCCACTCTGTTATTGTGTCGTTGTCAATACCTGTCAAGTGGCAATAGTCTATTATTGATGGCACTTTATTATATAAGCCACAAATATATATATAATACTCGCATATATCTAAACATTTATTATAATCATACATATTAGAATATATAGCACCCTTAGACATATATATATTATTATTATTTAACAATCTATCTGTACCTTTAAACATATGTCTATATATATACATCATAGCGCCGGACCATATATTTTGTGGGCAGTTTGTGAGATCATCAATAGGCGGCTTGTGAATGTCGCAGAACTCTTGTAAGTACATATCTATCTCATTGTCAAATATTTCTACCTCCTGGTTATTCTCCATGTTTCCGCCTCCTCTCTAACTATATATTATATATACATATACAAAAACCGCATAGAATACAGTCTAATATACTCTATGCGGTTAATACCTCTTTAGTGTTTACAACAAAAATAAAAACAATATTATATATATCATTGTTTTATCTGTCTGTCAATGGGTTGTTCTCCTTTATGGCCAGTTTGCGATCTGATCCCACATTCTGTTGTATTCCTTTATCGCCTCCCGCTCTGACAGATCAAACAATGTTGGATAGTTCCAGCTCCCGTCATTCTGTCGCCCGGCTTTGTGCTGCTCAAGCTGATCTATGCAGACGCTAACACATATATGCGCACAAGGTCCAAAATCCAACATGCAGCGCACCCGACCGTTTCCCTCTTCAAAAATCGCGAATATGTCACACATGGACGCCGGGGGCAGTCCTTTTTTCTGTGCTGCTCTGTTATACTCCTTTATCATTGCTTGACAGCTCTTTATATTTAACTTATAACAATAACCACGCTCTAACACTTTTACACCTCCAGAATTGATATAATAAGCATAAAAAAACACGGTCTAAATATCAATTTAAACCGTGTGACAAAGTTCGACAAAGTTTTTACTTGTTGTAAAAATCATTAGCGGCGCTAGCCATAATTCTAGCCGTGTTGTATTTTCCATCTGCTCCAGATGCCCAATCAAAATAAGCGTCCGTGACCTCGCAATAATCGTCCGGGTTATTATATATTCCTGCCGGCATAGCCGCGCCACTTGTATGTATTACAAGATCACCATTTTCTTTTATCCAGACTTTGTTTACATTATTCTTTTTTTCTAACTGCTCATTTACCTTTTTAATTGTTACCATTTTTCTTGACCTCCTCAGTATCGTATATTATTATATAGTAGTCTCATATCATGGTTGCTTGATATGATGGACCGCTAGCAACTCCAGCGGTCACGGATTGAAACAATAAGGTTTTTAATATAGCGGGTATAAGCTCGCTATATTATTTTTGCATTTTGCCGGCACTGTAACAGCTGTAAAAGCTATCTACAAGTTTTCCCAGCTGCTCCGGCGTCAACTGTTCTTGTAAATCTTCCGGAATCCATTTGAATGACTCTCGGAACGTATCGCCCATATTTCCAATTTTTGAATTTTTCTGCACAAGCTGGAGCTTGTACATTTCGCCGAGCTCCTCAATTGTGATCTCCCCGGCTTTTACCGCCTCGCGGCCCTCTTTTGTCAATATTGACAATGCTTTATTTTTGTTTATAACTCCTATTCCTTCAATTTTCATTTTGTTTTTTTCCTTTCTCCGCCTCTGGCGGTTGTCCTTTGCTTTATCTGTTGACTGTATAATAACATAAGTGCGTTATAAAGTCAATGGTTATATGTGCGTTATTTTAATATCTTTTCAAGCTCATCAAGTTTACTTAATATAGTATCTCGTATAAACGCCGAATTTGTTTTATTTAGATTCAATGCCTCAATGCGTTCCTTTGTTCCGCGCGGAAATACAATATTCAATCTATAATTATTATTTTCGTATTTTCTCACCGCTTTACGCTGGCTCTGACTTGTTTTTAATTCTGCCATTCGCCTTACCTCCTTATATATGATAGATCAACAATAACATAAGTGCGTTATAAAGTCAATGGTTATATGTGCGTTATATATAATGTACAATTTTGCCGTGTTCTATGTGCGTTATTTTGGTTATTATTCCATCTTGTTTCAAGCGTCTATGTGCGTTATACTTTAGTTACATCAAAGAGATAACGCCTTGACGATTCCACACTACAAGCATTGACGACTTGCAAGAGCTTGCCGCCAGTGTTTGGTGGATAGCAAGGCGGAATAAATACAAAGGAGAATAAAAAAATGAGAATAATTAAAATTTATGACAGAGCAACAAAAAGTTATATCGGAGAGGTAAAAGCAAACAAAGATCAGATCAGAACAATTGAACATGATTTCATTGTTAAGGAGGTATAAAAACATGAGATATTATCACAACACACCAACAGGATGTGCCCCGAAATGGGAGCAGATCAGCAAGGCAACATATAACATTATGTTAGACTGCTACAAAGCAGCCGAGGCAACACCGGAGCAGATCGCGCAAAGAATAAAAAAAGAATGTGATCCCGGCGATCCGATTATATATGGCCCCGGCGATCCGGAAAACGCCGTGGCATGTGAATTTTACATGTCATTAAAAAAAGGCGGCGAATGTCTCATATATGCCAAGTGCGCCGGCGGTTCAATTCTTGCACCGGCGGACATGTTCAAATTTTAGCCGAAACGCTCCGAAAGTTGGAGCGTCAGCCGGGGACGGTCTCCCGGCTCTGATAATGGCAGACCAGAAAGGGAAAATATGAAAAATTTAAGCGAATGCAAAGAATACTATAAAGATTTATACATGAATTGTTTAGAAAATGATTCGTTTGAAAAAAGCATTTTTGAAAGCACTGAAAAAGCCCGGTATGAAACTTTTTGCGAAACATTAAAATTCATCTATGGCGAAGATTTTAAAAACATTATGCCGAACTGGTCAAGTGATGCATCGAAAGAATTTTATTCAAGAAAATAGTCGAAACCGCCGCCCCGGCGGTCTGCAGGAACTGCCCCACCTGCACCGATGAGACAGGGCACAATAAAACAGGAGGTACAAAAAAATGAGAAACTACACAGAGGAAATAAGAGCGCAGCACGACGGCAAAATTTACAGAGAGGTAATAACATTTACTGATCTGGATAAAAACGGCAACAAAATAATTGTTGAGCTGTTAAGAGGACGCAGAGGAAAGGCGGAATACATCGCCGTTGATGTTACAAGGCTGGACGGCGAGGGCGTTTATACTGGTGCAATTGATCTTAACCCGCAGGTAGAGAGACAGGAAAGGAACATAAACGGCGTTAAATGTGTTAATTATGTTGTTGTTCCGGGTTGGCGTCTTGCTCCAACGGATGACAATAAAAATAAAATATTAGACGAGATAGCCCGCCGGGCATTCTCATAAAATCGGCAAGAATTAAAGGAATTCCGGGCGGTTCGATTCCGCCCCTTGCTGCTATTTTAAACAAAGGGCTACACATTCCCTTTGTTTTTGATATTATAAGTGAAGGAGGTATGAACGCATATGATATTATACAAAAATGTAGATCTCTGCGATTTACAAGCAATCGCAGAAAATGGGATATTAAGCATGGACGATTGTAAAAATGATAACTGGGTCAGCGGTCTAAGGTCTAATAATAGCACCCAAGAAGTCTATTTATTTAGTCCGTTAGGTAATCAAAATTCTTTTCCCAACTATGGGGTGGCTTTGCTTGAAGTAGATTGTGCGGCTAAAATACATATAATGTCAGAGCATGACGCGTACAAAGATATATATGATGAATATATAACATCTAAGGTTTTACAATCTGAAATAAAAAGGGTTATAATTCCTAAAATTTTTAAAGACTATATAACTGTTCCGCAAGGGGTAAATATTACATGGTGTGGATTAGGGGCCGATCGGTGGGAGCATGGCGGATTGACGGCGTGCAGCAAGGAATTTATATTGCAATTTGCAAAAACCGCGCCGTTGATGGATTCCACGCATTTTAATTTTTTTCGAGGAATTGAGGAAAGCGGGGAAATAATTGATCTATATAATATCAGATACATTTTTTAGGGCGCATGTGCGCCCTCTAGCTGTTCCTGGTGGTTTGTGGCTGGTTCAATTCCAGCTGGGCGGCTTCCTGATCTTTGATAATATAATATTGCTATGTCGGCGCCTGTGTGCTATGCTGTTAATGTATAGCCTTATTAACTGTATATTTATATTTAATTGTGTGAATTGTTTGTGTAATTCTATACAATTATATTGTCTATGGTGGCTTATTAATTGCGCCTGTCTGCTGCCGTTTTTTGGTGGTGGATCTCGCTCGGTTTATATTGCTGTTGTATGAGCAAAGATAACAACGCGTTTATTTGCGTTTTAAGGCTTTTTGAATGTATGGACGTGTAAATCTATTAACAGCGACACGCAAAGCAGTAAACAAAAAACTATCGCGGAGACAATGGCATATTATAAGCCTGTCGGCGGTATTCTTTCGCCGTGTGGCTGATCCCGATTTTGGTTATATTTTACTTTGCCACGTTGAAGTGTTTCAATTCTGTTCAAAAATCTGAACAAAACTCGCATGAAATTGATGAAAAGCCGAGAAAAAATTTTTTGACCGTCCGAAATTTTCAGAATTATTTGATAGGGGGGGTATACATTAATCCGAATATTTTTTATAAGAATTTTTGAAAAATTAATTTTTATTTTTGATTTGATACAATAACAAGGGCTTTGGCAAGATAGTGCGATTGCCCTAACTCTTCTATCAGCTTTTGCCGGGTCATTTCTGGGTTAGTTCGTCTTATATATTTTAATATCTTATCTATGTTATCCATACATTCTATCTCCCATATATCTTGTTAATATATCAACAATATCAAATACTTGGTCGCCGTATGTAGCAACAAAGTCACACAGCATCTCTTCCTGTTCTATCGGCATATATATGTTATATGACATGCAAACGCAATGACATAGTTCATGTATAATCACTTTACGCAGAAATGCCCCATGCAAACTTTTAGCCAAATATATGCAGTGGGTATTCATGTCTGTTACTCCCACGCTCATAGAGCCATCTGTACGGCTCAATAACGAGTTTTTATTGTCTACCCATACAATTTGCCATTGAATACTATTTAATTCAAAATTCAATCTATATGCCCCCTTAAAACGCAAGAGAGCGACTTTGCACTCCCTCACGCTTATATACATCATGTGTAATTGTTACAGTTTTGTTACAAGTGTAGATATTTTTGATTTGAGCATCGACCGCTCTTCCGGGGTCATGTTGCCGATCACATCTGTAATGTCCTCACTAACTCCTTTGAGGTACTTCTCAAGTTCCTGCATAGTTGTGTCTTTATCCTTATGCATTTCTTTAGCCTCGATGTATGATCTCCTCATCATGCCACTTTTGCCTTCTCTGCTGTCTCTTGTAGCAGTCGTTGGCTCTGTATAGTGCATTCTACCACTCATGCGATCAAGGTCTCTCATTCTTTCCTGCACTGGCTTATCTTCCCATGTCCTATAATCGTCTGGCATCTGATGATAGTAAGGAGGCTCTATATAACCGCGCCTTGTTCCTCTGCCTTTCGGCGCAAATCTGCCATTAGCATAGCGGTAGTTATCATAGAATCTTCTATCTGGATAATCTTCGTACTGTTCAACCATACGCATAATGTCCTCATTATCTTCTGATTTTTCCATAGCTTCAACAATTCTGTAATCCTTGTCAAAGCAAGCTATGTTCTTCGCTATTTCTGTAAAATCCTTTAAATCGTCAAGGTTTTGCCCCTCGAAATTATCCAATCCGATTGCTTCAACTTTCGCCTTGACACATTCCATTATCTGTTTAGCCCATTTATGCATATCATCAAGCCTCCCTTACTGCGATTAAGTTACTATTCTGCACTTCAATAGCCTGTGCCGATGTATTCTGCACCGCTACTGTACTGCAACAACCGCAAGGCACATCAATATAAGCCTGTGCCGACACATTAAAGAAATTCTCAACTGCTGCCGGAGTAACTATCATTCGTGTTGACTGTAAAGGTTCTCCATCAACTGCAATAGCAAGTGAAATAGCTTCAACTGTACCACCTGCTGGTATCTGGATATTACCGCTATAGGATACTAAAAATCTTGCCTTGCACTGATTTGTAATGCCTCTTAGCTTGATAATTCCGCTTCCCTGTCTGTGAACTATACATTTAGTGCCACATACCGGTGTTTCTGTAAATGCAACATCTTCGCCTGCGGAAACTGTTTGTAATGCAATCCCTGTTATCTCCATTATCTTTACCTCTCTTTCACAAAATAAGGGCAAACATATTTCAGTCTGCCCTTAGGTTAAAAAGTAATACTGCATAGCAGACATAATCGTGTTTAATCGGTTAAAATCGAGTTAAACTCAATTAAGATACTCAATTATTCGCTTTTACGTAGCTGCTACTTTTAGCAGCCACAGCCTGCATTGCAACCACATCCATAAGCATAAGCATTAGGATTAGGCACAACATAAGCTGGAATAGCTGTAGGATTTACAGAGTTGACAATCTGCTGTGCCTGTGCTGTCATTGCAGTAGTCAGAAGTGCATTCTGTCTATCCTGTGATGCGGCGAGCCTTAAGCTATTGTTTTCTGCCTGCAATGTGGCTATCTTGTCCTGAGTCAGGAAATCAAGGATGCTTCTCGTGCTGTTCTCGATAGCCTGTCTTGTCTCACAAGCCTGTGTAGCCATGTTGTAGTTGGTGTCGCAGAAACCTCTCTCAATCTGTCTCTGAGTCTCACAGCAACAAGCGGCATTCTGAGCAGCCATGTTGTTAAGGGTTGCCTGAATAGCATTTGTGTTCTGCATACCAGCTACAGTGTCAGCGTTGATCGCCTGTTGTATGCCATAGCCTGTCTGCATGATATTTGTGTTAATGCCGTTAAAACCAGTAAGCATGCTGTTGTTCATGGCATAAAATCCATCACAAAGTCCGTTAGAAATGCCGTCTAGCTTGCTGATAACTGCTGAATTATCAAATCCTCTCTGAATATCAGCTTGTGTAGCTGCTGTCGCAACATAGCCACCACCATTGTTGCCGCCAAAACCGCCAAATCCACCATTGCCCCATCCAAAGAGCAAGGCAAATACAACGATTATCCAAAGCCATCCGCCGTCAGCCCAACCACCATTGTTATTGCCATTACCATCAATGTTAGCCACTAAAGGTACGCTGGCACAATTTGAGTTTGAAAACATATTGTTACCTCCTGAAAATATATTCATAAAGATGTCACCTAGGTAATTTGCAAAGACATCTAATATGCTACTAATTACCAAATCTACTTTTTATCTGATTAAATACATCATCTGCATTTAATCCCTTTTCTTTGCACAAATTTCTCGCCATTTGCTCTATACCCTGTACGTTGCCTTGTTGTGCCATATTGATAGTATTTTTCATCATAGGATTACTCATAATCTGATTATTACCCATCATCTGCTGTATAAACTGTTGTGGATTAGCTTTCATCATTTGAAAAATGTTAATTGGGTTCATTCTTCGTCACCACCTTTACTTTGTGATCGCGAATTTTTTCTTTGAGAACTTGTTAGTTTGCTTTCAATTTCTTCAATTTTTGAATACAGATTATCCAATCTTGTTGTAATACCCTCTGTAACGCTTTCTGATAGGTCTATTTTAAATTTTTCTGCATCAAAAGTATTATTTACTGCCTTTGTCGGTTTTGTGTCTCTAACAGGCTTATACACGATTGTTTCAATTTGCCCTTCTGCGTTCCATCCTTTAACATAAATCTCGGACAAATCTTGTTTAGGGAAAAAAGCAGCGGTGCCATCCATTGGAACATCATTTGCCGTTATTGCTTCTAAAGTCTGAACAACCTTACCTGTAAGTGGCTTTACTTGCGGCTGCATTACTTGTTGAGGTTGCTCTACTGGCATAGGCTGAACCTGAGATTGTGGTCTAGTTGTCCATGGATTGTACATTTGGGGTGTATAAGCCATTTGCGGCTGACTATAAATCATATTTTGATAAGGTGTCTGTGCTATCATCCGTTTTCTCCTTTTCAAGTTCTTCGTCAATTGCGTGTATCATTGTCGATTGATATATAAGTGGCACTTTTGCCACATCTTCCCTAGAAAAAATACGTTCCAATATTTCATCGGTAATCATAAGCCACCTCCTATAACTCTATTTTTGCATAAAAAAAGAGCGGTAACGAGTTCGTTATCCGCTCATAATCAGCTCACCAAAGTGTCATTATTGTATCACCCGGTTTATCTTTCGGTCTACCTGATGTGCTATCCGTTTTATTGTCGACACACTCATATTCATCAACTCGGCGCACATTTCATATGTGTATTGTTTGTTGCGCAACTCATACAGTTGTAATTCTCGCTCTGTGAAGTTAGCGTTTAATCTTATGTACTCATATTCAGCCTTTATCAGCTTAGATATATCAATCATCAATATACCTCCTAAGTACACAATCAACATAACATACAGCCTAAAAAATAGCAATAAAAAAGACGCATTATGCGTCATGTGTCAAAAAGAATGTAGTGTATATGCGGTATAGCACCACCTTAATGCCATAGGAACTGCATTATGTAAGTGCTAAAAGTTTTTTAGCTGAATTTCTATATCGTCCTTGCCTACAATCACCTTATCAATTATAGTTTTGAGTATAGAGTTTTTTTGAGACTTGCTGATACCATCCCAGATGTCGGCAAGTTTTTTTATATTCTCATAGACAAATTCTTTTTTCTGCTCATGCTGACCATTATTTCTTTCAGTTGAAATCTTTTCGGTAGTCTCTCTGATCTCAGTCTCCAAAGTCTTAATCATATCCAAAACCATGTCGTTTCCCTCTGCATACAGAGTGTATAGCCGTTTTAGCTTTGATTTTTGCTTTTCAAGCTGGTTAGTCAGTATTTGCAACTTTGTTTCTTTTGCCTTTGGCTTGTATTGCGATAGATTTATTGAGATGTCAAGTATCTCATGCTCAAATGCTTTTTCAATATCGCTTGCCCATGCTCCGGGGTTGTCGCAATCTGCATTGTAGTTTGGCAAGTAGTCCAAGTATTTGTCGTGTGAGCAACAATATATCTTATGAACCCCCATGCCGGTTATCTTCTGGTATCGCATCTTGCAACCACAGGTTTTGCAATAACACAAACCTGTAAGCAAATGTGGCTCGGTAAAACTGTATATATGTTGTTTATGTCTGCTTTTTCTCAACTCCTGAGCAAGATAAAATTTGTCATGCTCAAATATCGACTCATGCAATCCTTTATATGTGCCGCCCTTGTATGGGATATAACCGATATTAACAACCCCTGTGAGGATATTTCTCACAACAAATTCGCTCTTATAGCCAAGTAGTCTCTGAATTTTTACGTCGGACATACCCTCAATAAACAAGTCCATAGCTCTATTAGCCTGTTCGGCGCGTTCTGGAATTGGTACAAGATAGCCAAGGTTTTTATCATATTGGTAACAGTATGGTGTATTGCCACCGCCCATCCAGTAACCATTTTTAACTCTCTCCAGCATACCGCCGCGCATTCTCAGCAGCATTGTGTTTCTATCGTATTCGGCAACTGCTGCCATAATATGTGTTTGAAACTTGTCTTGTGGTGTTTCATACCTGGCAAAATCGTGTACGCTATTAACTCTGACACCTTTCGGTGTAAAGAGTTTCTCAATCATGTATAATGCATCTACTGAATCCCTTGCTAGCCTGTCCAGCTTATATACTACTATGTTGTTTATTTTTGATACGTCCGATATAAGCCGTTGCAGTTCAACACGCTTGCTCATATCCATCCCAGATAGTCCAGCATCAATATACCAATCAGTGATTAGCATTTCATTTTTTTTACAATATTCTTCGATATCTCTTTTTTGACTTTCAAGGCCGTAGCCCTCTTCAACCTGTCTTTCTGTTGACACTCTTATATATGCCACACATTCCATTTCTATTATCCTCCTACGTAAAATGTGCCGCATATACACTACATTCTACGGCACATTCTACTTGTCATTTATTTACTTGTCAACCAATCATGCTAGCTATTGTTCTCACCACATCATCAGGCAGAACAATATCAGCAATATTCACTTTCTTACCGTTTTGTGTAACCACAACATTCATCTGCTTTTCCTCCGATACTCCGCCTTTGCCTTTAAACTTCTGTCTATCAGATACTTGTCAACCGCTCGGCTCTTCGACCTCTCGTTAAACACTTTGCTGTTCCATTCATCGTACACTTTTTTCCACGTTAGGTACCGCTCACAGTTTGAATGACAACCAACATATCTATCGGGGCAGTCTTTACACGGATTGTCTTTCTTCGTTGTCATTAGCCGCTCGCCTCCTTTGGCTTATCTGATACTGTCGCCTGTTATATGCACTCCTGTCTGCCTTTGCCGAGTTGATAAGATTGAGCTGGTAGTGGTGCTCACATAACTTATACCCATCCTTAACAGGATTATTGCAAAATCGACATATACCCTTTTCGTATCTTTCTTGTGCATTCAACCTTTTCTCTGCTCTCTTTCTTCGGTGATAAGCATTAGTTTTTTCAGCGCAATACACGCATGTGTGTGCACCATCTTTAGCCGGTCGTTTTCCGCACCTAGTACAAAGGCCTTTTTCAACCCTTTCGGCATATTTGGTTTTCGCCCATTCCGCATGTTGTTTGTTGGTGTTTTCTCTGTCTGACTCCCTTTTTCTTAGCTTCCACTCAGATTCTCGTGCGCGACACTCAGGGCAGTGCCTTTCAGTCCCCATTAATTTATTTATTCGGCATGTAGGGCATATTCCATTATCGGCATACCAGTGTTTTTGTTGTATGGAGTCCTCGGTGTGTGCCTTGCAACATTTAACACAGTAAGCACCTATCCTGTCCAGCGGTTTTCCACATTCGACACATAATCCAGCAGCTTTACGGCGGCGGTACTGTTTTGTTGATGCTCCCATAGTCACTACTCTCTATTCAGTTTATAGTTTTTATCTTGAGTAATCTCAGGCAGATTAGCCTGTTTATCTTGAAGTAATTTAGAATTATTATTGACTTTATCAATCATCTGTCGTATCTCTGACGGCATTCTGTCTATCTCTCTCTGTCGTGCTATCTCTGTTCGATAGCACCGCATGAAGTTGCTGCTCACGACATTCTCATTAAACTCCGTGTCTTGCGCCCACATTCTCAGCTGTGACGGTGAGCCCACGGCTCTCTGACATGCCGGCGGCAACTCGTTAAATCTTGCTGTTGCATTGTAGCCACTATCCGATATTGCCTTGCGGACCAGTGACCACGCTTCGGCATCGGTCATTTGCCGAGGAGTAGTTATTGACTTTATTTTGTCTATAACCTGTCCTATCGCCGGGGCAAAACCACTGGTGTCCGTTGATATATATGCCTTGATTGACATGTCAACCTCTGAGTAAGAATAATCAGACAACATATTCGTCCAAACAGATACGGTAAAGTCAATGTTAATCGGCTTGTAGTTCGGATAAGCAACCATTAACACCGCTATTATCTTACGTGTTTCTTTATCGGTCAATTGCTCTCCCCTCCTTGTTATCTACTGTCATTTCGTCCTTGCCGTCAATCATCTTCATCTCTCCTTATCTGCTCCATGAGCCTATCAAACTGATCGCTTGCACTCTGTCTAGGCTTTGGTGGTTGAACTTTTTTTATTCTGTCCCAGGTTATCCCTTGATAGCCATTTCCAATACTCTCATCAATTATTGCGATGACAGCCTGTTCTCCGTACTCATCAGCCTTGGCCTTAATAGTCTTAACCAAGGTTCTCAATCCGCTCTCTTTGTATGTAAATCTCCGTTCTTTTTTATATTTAAGCCATGTATTGATACTATCTAATAAATAATTAGATATATTAAACTCTGTAATTAATTCATCTAGTATATTATTATTTATATTAATATTCTTAGATGTATTAACTATATCTCTTTTATTATTAATATATATATTATTAATATCAGTATCAGATACAGATGCTTGTATGGGGTATGTATACCCCATAATAGGGGTATCATTTCTTACAAAATTTACAACATCCAAAACATATTTTTTAAACACTTCCGACTTAATATGCTTTGCAACATTTTCGACCCCAGTAAGCGTTTTCTCGGACTTACTCCAGTTGTATTTATACCAATTCAGAATCAATATCTCCTTGGTATTCTTATCAAATTTAATAATCTTGTGAACGTTTTCAAAGCGTTCAAGCAACCTTATTATAGTGTCTTTATTGTATCCGGTATTTCTAGTCATCTGAGAATAGCTAATCTCATAACAACCGCAAATATTAGTTTGAGGGTTCGTCAACAAATAAATATAAAAATACTTATCCTCTGGTGTAAAATCATCCTCAACCTTATTGTCCGTCCAAAATGATAAATGCACACTCCTGTATACCGCCATCAAACCTCACTCCTTATATGATTTTAGTCTTCATCTTTTGTAATGTCTTTTTTAGAAAATTTCAATACCCTATCTAAGCATTCATAATACCTACTATCAGTGAGTACATCGTGCATATATAGTATAATTATGCAGTCAACTATTCTGTCCCATTTCTCCGCATTTTTAAGTGTATAGCCATTTTACTTGCACTGAACACTGTATTTATCGTCCAATGCACCAAATCTAAAAATTTTAGCACAACTCATAACGCCTCCTTTATTATTTTTACCGCATCTTCCCAGGCATGAATAAAACTTAATGCCCAAAGAACAGTGCCATCCTTAGATTTTAAATCATTAGCCATAGCACAAGCTCTTTCCCATTCAGGATCAAGTTTCGCCTCTGCTGTTGCTCTAATTCTTTTTGCCAAAATATACTCCTTTCAAAGATAAAAATACAATTGTGTGTTTGCATTTTTATCCATTTCTCCATACTTTTTCATCAAGAATATATTGCCTAATAAATCTATCCGCATATTGTGGGTGTATCATTGATCTTGCTGTTTTTCTGTCTATACCTAAGGGGTTTTTATTTGTCATATATTGTATTGACTGCATACTTTCTACTTGTTCCAACGGTTCAAAAACAAGATTATTTTTAGGCTCCAACCCAATAAACCAATATTGAGTAGGTTTTTTATAATAGTCGCCATTCTCCGTTCTATCTTTGTCTATCAAATCAGGTTTTAAGCACCAAAAATTTGTAAGATAATGAAGTCCACTTGTATTTAATGGGTTTTCAATAATTAGCTTTATTTTTTTACGCTGGCAAATTATAACCAATTTATTCAGTTTTTCATAAAATAAATCAAGTTCTTTGTGCCGTTTAATTGCTACTTCGCATTTTTGTTCAATAGAATAATTCCTGTATTGATAAGCTGTGCACGCCAAATGTCTCAGCCCCTGATCCGAAAAATAAGTGCAAGGGAAAAATGCAAATATCAAATCATCAAGGCTTATCTTATCGAATAAACTCGGTTCGTCTTGATACCCCCCCTCAATCTCTTTGAAAAGGTCAATAACATAGTCCGTTTCACCAAATTCATTCTGAATATCATAGTCATAGGCTTCAATTCCGTACTTTTTGAAAGCATTCTTAAATGTGCCTGACTGTTCAAATAAACAATGTACTATCATTCTAAATCCACCAAAAGGAAACCTCGGTTTTATGTGCGCACAACCTGTCCTTTCTGATAAATTTTAAATTGTTGTTATTGTCTTTCTCGCTATGATCTCGTCAACTGTAACATTTAGCAAATCGGCTAAGATTATCAAGTTGTCTATAGTCGGCATACATTTGCCGTTCTGCCACTTGTAAATTGCATTAAGATTTGTAAATCCAAACACCTTATTCAAGTCAACGACTGATAATCCAGCTCGCTTTCTCAGACGTAGGATATTTTCACCTGTGGTCGTCATATCTACTGTCGGAATTGTCATTCCCATATGCTCCTTTCCTTAGATGTCATAGCCTTATATAGCCGTGTTGCGGCATTTCCTGTGACAACCTTTACTACTCGTGGCGTAGACAATAATGGACTGCTATCTACGTCATACACAACCAACGTGTTTGTGCCGTCCTGACTAACTTCGTAAGAAAAATAATATCCGCTCATTCGCTTTTGCCCTCTTTCAATAATTCCTTAAACTTCTCAAACTGTCTCTGTGATACCTTATTGTTAAATTTATCGGCTCTAATTTCGATTTTAAGGTGCTTATCTGCAATAGAGGATAATTCTCTTGCAAGGTTCTTTCTACCTTGCTCTAAGCCGTCACGATAGCCCCTAGATGGTCTAAATTCGTTTATCTTCTCCTTGCCCTCACCTTGACCGCCAGCTGTCTTGTTGTAACGGCATTGGTAGCCTTTCTTCGTGTACTGCAATATCCAATACTGTTCCATCTGATCTAGTTCAGTTTTAGGGTAGTGGATAAAATTAATCTGCCATCCATAGGGGTTATCCGCACTGTAAAACCCTCGTTTCTTCAATGATAGGTCTATGTGCTGATACCCGGTAAGGTGGCTGCACATCCGCTGCAAAATTTTTACAGCCTGGCCTATGTAAAAGTAAGATATGTCATCCTCATCCGTCCGGGTTAGAAAGTATATACCACTCTTGTCATCAAGGTTTGGATTAACTTTCAAAAGCCTTTCACGGTTGGATTTTTCTATAGCATATATTTTTTTGTAATTTAGCTTACTCGTTTTCTTCACCTCCTTCCATAATCTCCACGGCATCATCAAATTTTATATTCTTTCAATAATCCCTAGTCTCTATAGGGTCGTTAAGATCAATTACAAATGTTCCACTTGAACCCCTTGCATAACAAACTCGATTAAGCACAACATTGTGAGAGTTCTCAGCTATTCTATCCGATTCAGAATCCAGCACTTCATTCTGTCTATTTACGTCCATGTTTTCAAGGCCTGCTACATCAATTAATCTCAATCTTCATCGCTCCAATCTAATCTACAACCGCACTTGCTACAGTAATTTGGTGCATTGTTGTTATTCATTATTCCTACATCATGACTAACTTTGATTATGTTTCCACATTCACAATGGAATACAGAAAGAGTATCACTAAGGTTATGGTTAAATATAGGTTTCTTCGGCATCTGCTTTTCAAGTGCCTTAATTGCCATTCTATAAGCACTTTCAAAAGAACTCCCCCATGAAGTATCACATGGGATTGCTTTACCAAGTTCATTACAGTCGTATTTTAGTTCTTCGATAGCTTCACTCTCTGTCATTCTCCTACCTCCTCGTTAAAATCTCCTATTCCACATCTCTATTACCTCAAGCCTCTTATCTGCGATTTGTTCCATGTCCTTATCTCTATAGCTTTGAGGGACAAGCTTAAGCTCTCCAAACTCATCAATATTATAATATGAGCGACCTGTTGACTCCCTGCTTGTTCCACAATTCAAACATTTGACCTCCCACGCTATCTCTAATTCGTGAGATGGGGCAGTTCCAATACTGTCCATGTTTTTATAAATTTTATGCGTTAATTTTGGCGGGTTCCCGCAAAACGGACAGCGTTTCAAACCTAGTTTTTCGTATTTCTTCTCGGCGGCTTTTCTTCTCATATCCTCTATGCAGTCCTGTTCTGTCATATTATTCCTCGCTTTCTAATAATTCTGGATTATCAAAGATGTTACCGGCTAATTCAATTTCAGGGTTTTCAACGATACTCCATAAATCCCGTTTACCCCCAACAAATAGTTCTATATTTGATTTAATACAAACCCAGCAATACTGATAATAGTTATTCTGCCAAATTGCTTTATAAAAATTACCATTTTTATCTTTTACAATGTCATTCTCCCAAATCAGTTTGCCGTTCTTATCTCTCAAACCTGTGCATTGGCAGATTGTGGATTTATCAACCTTGCAGAAACACGAACCAGAAATAGTCCAATCATCACAAGCAGTCCCTGTGTATTTCTCAATAACAAGGCCACCTATAAATACTCTTGCATTTTCAAATCCGTCATCAAACAAGTACCCCTGCACCCATTCTCCGTTATCGGTTCTTTTTGCTTTGAATAAATATCTATCTTCCATATTCTCTCCTATTCTTTCCTATTAGTACCAAATAACCTATCTAAATTGATATGTCCGTCTATTTTTACAATAGATGCATAGGTGCGCTCCAAAATGGTCTGTATTCTCCCATTTTAGTGACAAGTGGCTGCCCATGAATACCGCCCCACAGCACGATAGCTTCAAAAGGTTCTCCAATTCGTTTAGAATAATCCCAGCTTGCATCATGTATTGTCACCACATCGCCCTCTGATACTATATATTTCATATTATCTGTGATTTTTTCCATATTTTTCTCCTATTCCGCTTCTGATTGAAGCCATTTTAATAAATCTCCGTAACTATCATGGATTTCCTCTTCTTTTTCTGTGTCAAGATTGTAAATTGACTTATAAGGCTCTTCATTCTTTTCAAAATCACACATATTGGTAAGCCATTCCGCCAACTCTTCATCCGACATGCTTCTAATTCTGTCGGCATTGGTGTGGTTAGTTTCATAATTCTGTATGCTTGCCACTTCTGTAAAAACTGTGAGCATATCAGCAAAGTATTTCAGCATACTATCTCTGTCGATGTTGTGCTTGTCTGCCATAGCACATACACTTGCTAATGTGTCAGTTGCTATGCTCTGTAAATCTTCCATTTCTTTGTCTGTGAGATTACTCTGCTTATCACTCATTCTCTCCACCTCCCAATTCTTTCAGTTTTGCCTCGGCTTTTTCTTCTGTGGAAAAATACTTGCAGTTTTTTTGTCGATACTTTCAATTTCATATATTGCAAGCTCCCTTATAGGTCTTTTCATAACCGCTGCATACCTAGGATTGTTTATATCAACAATGAAATACACATCTTTGTAATGTAGCTTTATAAGCCTACCCTGTTCCTCTAACTGCTGATATTCTTTGAGCTTTTTCAGATATTCCGCAACCTGTTTATGCTCCCAATACTCTTTTATTGTCGAACTAGTCAACGGCATTGTTTCAAGATATTCTCTCTTGTGAAATCGTTCATATTGCTCTGTCTTTCTTTCGCAATGCCCTATTATCTCATCAATTGTTAGCTTTTCCATTTTTCTCCTCCTCCGACCAATCAATTTTCTGTCCACAGTTCGGGCAGTAATACACAAGCTCATTACACAAACTGCCCCCACATTGCTGGCAAGAATATCGTATTGGAACCCATTTGCCATTATATTTTTCTACAGCCAGCGGCTTCTGCCCTATCTGCTTATTAACGCACGCTTGAGCGATTCTTAATGCACACCTGCTTGATATGTTTTTGTGCCTTGATGTAGCATCCTGCTCAAGTATACCTTCAAGCAATTCAAGCTGATTCTTCACCCGCTTTAGATTCATTCCTTTTCTTGCACTCATTCGTTATCACCCACTTTTTTAAAAGGAACTCCTCTTAAATGCTCATCAAGGTCTAATTCTGTTCCGTCAATATTGCCATTCAACTTGTTCTGACAGTGACAAAGCAATATTTCAAGGTTGCAAATTCTACCTGCCCTATATTCACTTCTTACGAAGTCAAGAACTCTGTTTACGCTTTCCTTCCTGTACTTTACTATCTTTGAATTGTAATTAAGTCTTATATTTGCAATTTCTTTTTCGTGCTGTCTGATTTCAGCTAAATCACACTTGCAAGATTCATAATCGATAATAAGTTCTTGCTTTGCATCTCGTGCGACTTCTTCCGCTGTATAGCCTTTAATTCCGCTCATTTGCTTTCACTCCTTTATATTCCATCCCGCCCACCACAAATCAATATTTTATGTTCATATCTCCGTGTTCATTGATCCAGTCAATAGCTTCTGCATAGGTCACACCATTGTTTTTCAAGATGTATAACAAATTATGAAATTTGGGATGGGTTTTCTTTAACAACTCAAATCGACCTTGTCCATCTTTTTCAAGATGACATCCGAACCCACACAATACACACCCTGTTCTTGAGCACCCAGTCGTATGCAAGTATGGTCTGTCAAGTTCAAATTCTTCCATATTGCAAAAATCTGCAAGAGTCATTTGACCGCTTTCTTCATCGTCCGTTACTATGTCACCATAAACGGAACATATTGGCAAATTGTTTTCTTTGATGTAAAGCAGCACATCCTGTTCCGTCCAAAATGACATAGGATTACTTGTTGGAATTTTCAAGTCAAATCCATTACAACCATTCTGTAACCACTGCGAAGTCCTTAATTTACTTTCGCAAGCCATTTGAGCGGTAATGGGTACTCTACCTGTATCTTTGTTGTATTGATGCAAAGGCTGTTTCTTCATTACCTTGCAACATTGGTTAGATACTTCAAATGGTGCATTTAGCATAAATAAGTACTTTGACCTGTCATACATACTGTCAAAATCCTTACTCTTGACACCAAATAACTGTCTTACTCTGATAGGAGCCTTCAGAATTTCGCTAGGGATATTCCCCATCTTTATATCTACAAATGCTTTGTTTTCCTTGTCTATTCTCCTGTCTATTCCTAATAGGTCTGCCATATAGCAAGCATATGGAATTGTCTGTCTGTCTGTCTGTCTGTCTGTCTGTCTGTCTGTAAGGATTCTAATGTATTTCCTGCTATATGCAACACATTCTGATATTTCCTTTGAAAATATCGGAAATCCATACTTTTCACAAACTTTTGCAAATGAAATCTTGGGTTTTAAAACCACAATATTATCAAACGTCAATACAAACTCCTTCAATTCGGGATATTGAGTTGGCACATCCACAAATACTAGTGGAATGTTCTGGTACCCACACACATTGCGCACTATATCTACAAGTACTGTGCTATCTTTGCCGCCGCTGAATGACACATAAACTCCATCCTGTCCAAACTCATCCACCCAGTTTCTTATTCTTCTGGCTGTCATCTTTATCTTTACAGAAAGCGGAGCAGCTTGCATTGAATATAAGTCTGACATTGTATGTTTATTCATATCACTCACTCCTACTTAAATGGTAAATCATCCTCTATGCCCTCTGGTATGCTCATAAAGTCGTTTCCAGAGCTTGGCTGATTGCTTGCATTTGCTGTATTGGACTGCTGACTATTGCTGTTATTCGCATTCTTACTCTCGCAAAATTCCTGTTCCTCAACAACAACATCAGTTGTGTATACCTTATTACCATCCTTGTTTGTATAGCTACCAGTCTGGATTCTACCAGTTATGGCAATCTTAGTGCCCTGTTTAAGGTACTTCTCTGCGAACTCAGCGCTCTTGCCAAATGCAATGCAGTTGATAAAATCGGCTGTCTGTCCATCGCCCTGTTTCTTAAATTTGCGATCTACAGCCAATGTATATCTAGCTATACACATCTGATCGCCATTCTGTGAATATCTGATTTCCGGATCACGGGTAAGCCTACCCATCAAAATTACTTTATTCATACTATTTCTCTCCATTCTCTCTAATTGTAAAGGTTATTCCAACCTCTTCCTGTAATGTATCTATGTAGTCCTGCCACTTCACATCTTCGTCAGTAAGACAAGAAGTTTTAAGCATAAAGCGCTCGATGAACCTACATAATCTATCATGGCCAAACCCAAATTCATCGTGCAATGTTGCACATGATAATAAGACCACTGTATCTATCGTGTTCCATTTAACTTTCTGCTCAAATTCACGCATCTTTGACGTCGGAATTTCAAGTGGAACGAAATATGCTCTACGTTTGGCCAGTTCCTTTTCTGCTTCCTCTATGCCCTCACGCTTAATAATCTCTAACAACCAAGCTGCACCGGACATTCTATATTCATGTACTTTTTCATTTGCTTTCGCCATATCTTTTGTACTCCTTTCTGCTTAAAATGGACATTCATCCTTTGCTCTCAACTGCCAATCGACTCCGGCTCGTGCAACGTCCACATTTGCGTTTTTAGCCACTTTACGTATCTCAGCAACCATTCTGTCGGCATTGCTTGTATCAACGCCCAAATGGCACAATATGACGTTCTGTAGGCTATCTGTAGCATTCACCTTAACAAATTCCTTACAAGTAGCTAATTCACAGTGGCCAAGTACCTTATGAGTGTAATTCGGAGCATCAGTATCGACCATATCTTTGATGTAATTACATTCAATTAACATATGGTCGATATTTTGCTTTTTAAATATCATTGGGCAATACTCAAAATCCGTCATGTACAACATTTTTTGCCCATCAACCTTGATCAAAAATCCGCAATTGAAAGTGCCGTTGTGTGGGAGAGAAAAACAACGAATTGTAAACTCTCCCATTTTTACAGCCTTACTAACAGATTCAAATGGTTTCCACACTGATATACCCAGTTTTTTCAAATCAACTGCTGCCCTGATGTGGTCTCCATGAGCGTGACTTATAATGACACCAGCAACATCTTTAATATTGTAATCAAGACCTCTCTGTATATCTTTAATTGACACTCCACAATCAAGGATAAGCGTTTGATTACTTGCATTTGTGAGTAAATAGCAGTTGCCTACGCTGCCACTGGAAATACATTTAAGCTTCATTCCTACGCCTCGATTTTTTCTAATGGACATTTTTCATGCCTTTTGCCATTTCTAAACTCAAAAGATACGTCTGCACATTTGATCTGTTTCAATTCCATAAGTTTACATTTAAAATCTAAAGAGCACGGAGCAACATACCATGCCCTGCACTCCTGACAGTTACTAGGCATTTTATCCAAATATATTTCACACTTTGCCTTCATAAAAAACTCCTTTCTTACTTTGCAAACTCTGGTACTTCTTCGTCATCAATAAATTCCTGTGAATTTGCATTTTCAAGATCGCTCTGCACCTGTGTTGATACATCCTCAATTGTATATTCCTTAAAATCACCATCCTCAACTTCTTCCTTGGTGTATAATCCCATCGTTAATTCAGGACAGTTAAGACGTGAGAAAAACGATGCAGCTCGATACCTAAGCATAAGCTGTGGCATTGTTTTCCACTTGCTACCATTCTTACCAAGCCAACCTTCGTCCTTGGCCATCTGCATATCCACGGTCATGCCCTCTACTCTCCTGCCTTTTTTCAAAGTCCAACAAGTGCATGAGAAAGGTTTACCGTTTGCATCCTTGGTTTCCTCATACTGTAACTCAATGTCATATTTACCACTATTATTCACCTGGGCGATAAGGAACTGAGAACTCCATGATGGTCTACCCTGTATAGGGTATAGGTTCTGCATGACCATAAGAGGACTTATTCTCATTCTCTGTGCCTGTTCAATAGCGATAAGACAGTTGGACGGATTCTTCTGATATGTCTGTGGTACAATAGTTGACTCAGCCAATGCTTTAGCCATCTGCATTGCCATAATGAAATTATCGGATGTTCCAAATATACCAAGACTGTAATCAGTCACCTTGTTTGAGGTTGCTACCTCTTTCTTCTGCTCTGTTGCAACTATCTGTGTACTATCTTCCATCTACTTATCCTCCTCATCAAATAATATTTCTTTTAACATTTCTGCAATTCTTTTCTTTGCTTTTCTTACTTCTGCCTTGATCTCATCTTCGGTCTTTTTTGAGCTTTCAATAACCTCTTCAAACTCATCCTTGCTTATATGCTCACGTAAAGATCTAAGTAGTATTGATGTCTCAGCTGTAACCTCATTCTTGGAACCCTTGATTTCAACAAATCCTTTGTCACACTTAACCATATTTATTTCTCCTTGTTTTACTTGATTTACTTAACAATTCCTCTACATATGCATCCATGGAATGACACAATTTTACGCAATTGCCATGCAACATGTGATTTTTCAAAGCACCATATTTTTCATAAAACTTTTTCTCTGTCATCTTGCCATCATTAACAAGTTTCGTCCAAATTTTTAGCTTTTTATAAATCTTTCGCTTACTTTTACCATTCAATTTCCGTATATACTTTCCATCTTTCGTTACATAGTGATGGAAACCTGTAAATAAAATTCCATTTTTAAACGGGACTATCTGTGTCTTACCATTAAGTGATAATCCCAGTCTTGCTACAAATTGATTTATGCAATCCAGACAATGTTTCAAGTATTCTTTGCTTGGTGCAATCAGATAAAAATCATCCATGTATCTACCATACAATTCAATTCCTAGCTCACCGGTTATAAAATGATCTAACCCATTTAGCATAAGCAATGCATATACTTGTGCTACCTGATTGCCAAGTGGCAGTCCTAAACCAGCAGTGCTGTCAATGTATAGATGATTTAGCCATTTTGTGTATTCGTCATCAAAATAGTAATCGACTATATCTTTCAACACTTCATGATCTATCTGATAGAAAAATTTTTTAATATCACACTTCAAAATCCAACCGTCAAGGTCGTGCTGATTATAAAATTCAAGCATGTGTTCTTTCAAACAATCCATACCAAAGTGGGTTCCTTTGCCGAGTTGCCCTGCGTAGTTTGTTTTTATAAATTCATACTTCAACCTTGGAAGCAAAATATTGTCACATAAGCAATGCTGAACTACCTTATCTTTGAACGAACATGACTTAATCACTCTTTCTTTAGGTTCGTAGACCTTAAACTCGTTATACGGATTCACCCGATATGACCGATTTTCAAGTTGTTCTTTCAACATATGAAGCCCTTCAAGGCTCATTGCTTCAAATTTTGCAGCACTTGAATTATGTTTTTTACCACTTTTAGCTTTTTTATATGCTTTATACAGGTTTCCATAATCACATATAACATCTTTATCCATAGTAAAAATTCCTTTGTATTTATCCTTTTGGGAAAGGTCACACACTTTTTTGTATCTTTATCTGATTTCGGCTTAATGCCTACTCTTACTGTCTGTGTGATACAGAATGGACGAACACCGTTATTGTTGTTACAGTTGTTGTTGTTGATATTGCCAGCGGACGAAACAACGGTTTATACAGTGTGTAACCTATATTTTTAATTATCTTCGCTATCAGCCCGCCTCTTCTTATCACCAGTTCTCCAGGCTATTGCCATATGCTTAACATCGGCTACCATTTTCGACCAGTATTCCATGCTTTTCACATTGATAATGTTCAATTTCATTGATAATTCAATGTAAAATAAAAGTTCATCGCAATGCGTTATAGCCTTTGTCTGCAGTTCTGATCTTTCTTCAAGGCAAGTTTCCCAATTCGTTCTATTTGCTTCATACAAATATTCATATATTTCCAATGCTTTGTTCTGCATTTTGTCAACAAGCGAAAATCTGTATTTCTTTGGGTATCTATTGCAATTTGAAGTTATACGAAAAGTGTGTTCAGCCAAATTCTTTGCCTGTGAAATCACTCCAAACTCTTTATCTGCCATATCACTTAATCTCCTGATTCAAAGATTGAAGATGAGAAGATACAAACCGGACGAACACCGTTACCGCGGTAGTTACAGCTGCGGCAGTCGATACTGCCAGCGGACGAAACAACGGAAACGGATTTTTTGTAATCGTTGCATGGCGTACTCCAAGGGCTGACAAGCCACCACCAATAATCTTTGGTGTTTGGTATGAGGCTTCTATACTTTCTGTATTCGTCAACAGCAAGAAGAGAAACCTTATCCTCGCACTTGCCATATTCTGTCTGACCGTCAAGAGATAAAAGATTTCTCTCAAACGGAACTATATTTTCCAATCCTATTTCTGCGGTCATCTTCTCAAAAAACTCCCCATTAAGATAGCTACGAAGACCACTGTTTTCCCAATTGTTTGAATCTGAATCAAACTTCATATCTTCAATGCTATCAGCCAGACAAATATATCCAGCACTTGTGATATCAAGAATCTTCCACGTTGTATCTGCAAGTTCAAATGTATCTCCAATACCGAGTCCTTCCGGAAGATTGATTGACTTTGAAGTTGCCTTTAACACTGCAATCTCATTTCTGAGATCATTGATCTGCTCCTGTAATACTCTCATCGTTAATGTTGCCATGATTATTCTCCTTTCTTTGATACAAAGATATTAGATTTTAAGATAAAAACTGGACGAACACCGTTATGGCCGAAACAGTCGTAGTGGCTGACATTGCCAGCGGACGAAACAACGGCTATGCTGTACTTATAGCCCCTTTCGGCAGTGCTCCAAGGAGTGCATGTCCACCACCAATCGTCCAAGTCCTTGTTAGGAAGTAAGTTGTTGTACTTCCTAGTCTCATCAAAAGTGATAGGTCTTACCTTGCATTTACAATCATCAAATTCATGCTGCATATCAACTGATGTTAACTCAACAGTATGTTCAACAAGATTGTTTTCCCCAACCTCTGACTCAATTATCGGCTGAATCTCATCCTCAATCACTTTCTTAAGGTTGGACTCGTTGTAATCTCTTGAATCCTCATCATAAACTATGTCTTCGGCCATAAAATCCTTGGAAATAACCTTGGTTTCGAAACTCATCTGTTCAAGCACAATAAAGTCGTTCTTTCCAATCTCAAACACATCTCCAGGTGCTAAGGTTGATAATTCTACCTTGTTCTTTCTTTCTGCTTCTTCAAGCTGCCTTACAAGTTCTCTTGCTACTTCTAATGCCTTACTCATCACATTACCTCCAATTCCTCGTTGTCGTTTACGGCAAGCATTATAATCTGACCATCTACCATATCTACAGCATTCTGCTGATTTGCAGAATCAAGACTCTCTGCATCATCAAGCCACATAGGACAAGCAACATTACTAATTTGCCGAATGCTATTGCAGATATCGATTCTGCCAAGAATCCTATTTCCCTTGTTACTCATCGTAGTAAGAATGCTCTTGCCATCTATGGTAGGAATACATGTTGACTTATATCCGCCGTTTTTAGCAAATTCAAATAGCTGCCACTTTACCAAATTAAAATGTTTGTTTATTTCATTTGTGAGAACTTCATTTTTGGCCTTATCAAGATCATCTAACAAATCAAGAATCTTCTGTGCATCCGCTTGAGCCTGTCCAAGATTGCGCTTATTAGCCAGCAACTCTTCAAGCCTTGTTTCGTCAGCTTCTGTATCAGACTTAGCGATCTTGGCTTCGCACTCAGCTAACTCCTGCCTGAGTGCGGTCTCTTCGGATTTTAGTCTCGCCCTTGTGGCTGTTGTCTCCATACCAGCCATATTGATTTCGAGCGCTTCTATCTGCGCCATCACACCGATATATTCATCATCGCCTGATATATCAACAAACGCTGGAAGTGCGTTATATTCTTCTTCAAGCTTGGTAAGCTTTGTTTCTGTATCAGCAACAGTCTTTCGATTGAGTTCATTGCATTTTTTAAGTTTTTCTATATGCTCCTCAATCTCCTTGATCTTCTGAGCTACGGCCTTGCCAGCAGCCTCAACTGCTGCCAGTCGCTCAGATTTATTTTGAACAAAATCACTCTTAAGTCTTTCGATATCTTCTGCCGGAAATTCTCTATGGCAAGTCGGACACACAGTAGTAAGTTCGTTAAATTTCTTAGCATTAACGGATTTCCATTCAGCAACAAGTTTTTCCTTCTTTGACCTTAAAATACCCAAAGTTCTTGTTGATTGGTCGATATCCCAATCGTTATCAGAAATTCCCTGGATTACGCTCATCTGAGTAGTCTTGCAATCATCTATCGCACTTCTAAGCATAGATCTCTTACAATCAAGATCCTCATTCGCCTTATTCTGCATTGCGGATATTTTGAATTTTAACTTTAGAATTTTATCCGCAATTCCGTCATGTTCAGCAGTTACCTTATCCATGTCTAGCTGACCTTCAACAACTTTGCTCAACTTTTCTTTAATTGCATTTTTCTGCAATTCCAAGGCGGATATATCTAATGACTGTTTGATCTGTATATCTCTTTCCTTTTCTGCTATCTGTCCGTCAAGAACTGGTAACTCCTTTGCAGCTTTGGACTTTGTAGCTTTATTCATTGCTGAAAGTTCGTCTGCCGTATACCTTTCAAGGAGTGGAACAAGTTCAGCAAGTTCAACCTTGCTTTTTGCGACGTCAACATCTGATACGCCATCTACAAGCGCAAACAGAAAATCTCGCATTTCTGCTGGTTTCTTTGCTAGAAATGCATTGATGTTACTACACATCTTGAGAATAGACATATCAGCGTCAAGATATGCATTAAAATCCCTCAATGTCTTCGGCACTTCGTTAATCGAATAGGAATTATCATCCTTGTAACTGCTGCCATCTTTACTATATTTCCTCTTCTGAGACTTACGCATGACGACTTCCTTGTCATCAACGTCAAACACAGCTGTGACCGATACATCCGTGTCATCTACAGTCTTGCCATCAACCATGCGGCGAATAGGTGGATTATCAGAAAGCTGATAATCACAGTTGAACAACAGCCACATATAAGCGTTAGTTATTGAGGATTTCCCTTTGCCGTTGGAAGCAGCAATCTTAGTGTTATCCCCAAAAATAATTTCCTTATGTGCATAACACATGAAGTTGTCTAAAATTAACTTTTTCAAACTGATTCTCATTTTTTATCTACCTCCAGTGGCAATTCACCAAGTATAATAAGTACCACGTCCAGATCTATATACTTTTCTCTTCTTGCTACACTTATGAGCACATCAGCTCTCGTCTCAATATCTATTAATTCCTCATATCTATCGCGAGGAATAGTCACACTGTCTGCACTGCTGTTATTACATGTCCCTTCGCAACTAATTTCCATCTTTTTTCTCCTTTCTTTCTTCAAGCACTTCAAATCTTGAGACAGATACCTCATAAGCTGTCTTTTTCTCTTCGGTGCCATCCTCATAAAATTTGTTGTATTCCCTTGACTGAAATCTGCCAGTTATGCCGACAATAGAGTTAAGCGGTATTCTTGCAAATAGTTCAGCATTTATACTCCATAAAAGAATAGGAATCAGATTTCCAATCCTATTAGGAAGATTATTGATTACTCTAGTGTCACAAACCCTATATCCTCTAGGTGTTGCCCTGATCTCTACATCGGCAAACTTGTGGGCAATAAAATCGACTCTGTTTTTATCACACGTATAGGGCTTGACCTCATGTACCTCTATATATACTTTTGTGTGATTTACACCTACCGAATCGACAACATGCTTAGTGCGGATATGTCCGACTACCTCTACATAATCAAATTTGCTGATATATGAGACCTTGCTATCTTCAATGTAACAAGGCACTAAATCCTCTGTTCCACTCAGTCGCCTTGCACTTATAATCACGCGATAATACGACTTATTACCTACTGAAAACTCATATATAGGTGTGTCAACAACACATCCGGCAATCACCGCATTGTTGTTTGGCCAATCACTAATATTTTTTTCTCTCATTCCTTTCCTCCTCTATAGTTTCCATCTTTTGCTCAACTACCAGCATTGTAAGAACCAATTCTGCAAATGCCAAAATAATCAATATCTTTACCCAAATGGGTAAATGAATGTTAAATATTTCCAACCCTATAGGTACGCATATGATGGCTATATAAAACATAATGGCCATCAGTGTGCACAAGACACGAATTATAATCGTGTCTAAATTTCTTCCCACGCAATCACCTCCTGGCATCACAATACTGACCCATATTCATCTGAGAATTAGCATTGTTTATCTGTTCGGCAAGTGCCGTGGGTGCTGAATAGCTACTGATAAAGTTCTGAACATCATCTATATACCTACGCTTGATACTCTTATAAGTAGAAACACAGCCAAATTCACGCTTAAGCTGACCATACATATCTCTAAATGTCTGGCTCCTTATGCTCCTGTCGGCGTATGCCTCGCTATCTTTACCACCTAAGATTGATACCACTTTGCGCTTGACAAGTTTTTGAACCTCATCTATCTCACAGCCGTATAAGGGCATATCGTTTTCAAGACTACCTATCTTGTCCTCAACCCTGTCCACTCTCTCTGCAAGCTCTGTGTTGCCCTGGGCAAGTAACTGAATCTGCTCCAGCGTTGTAAGTGGCTTATTGTAGCCGCCTGTTTTGCGAATTGACGGCAAAACCTCGTTCATTACCCAGTTTTCAAATTTTTCAGCACTAGGCAACTTAGACTTCATAATAAGTCGGTACAAATCTCCCTCATTTATGTAAGACATTTGCTGTATACCACTAGATGTAGGGGTGTCACGTTTTGTTACTCCCTTACAATGGTCTTTTACTGCCTTGCGTGGGTTTGCATACCCTAGTGCCATTGCTACGTCAGTAGCAACAAAAAATGGCTTACCATCAATTTCTATAGTTCGGATTTCTCCGAACTCGTTGCTACTGAATATCTGTAACTCGTTCATTGTTCTCCTTTCTATCTTGATATGATATATACTATCATCGTATGATAGTTTTAGTGTAAAAAAATATCTGATTTTTCCACATCAGTCATACCAAGAAAATTTCCAAGGTCTTCAAGCTCGGTGATGGAAAAGTCCGTTTTACCGTTCATTTTTGAATTGAATGTAGCAATGCTTTTATCAATAGCACTTGCACACTGACAATAATTCTTTCCTTTCTCTCTTATCACACCTTTGAGTTTTGGCAAGTTCATATTGTACCCTCCTTTCTTTCATATTGTGATTACAATATATCATATTGTGATTGTTTAGTCAATCGTTTTATGAAAGTTTTTTACAATAAATGTTTACAAAACTATCATAATATGATAGTATTATAGTATCAAATAAGAAAGGAGGTAATTATTATGGCTAGCCAGTTCGGATTGAGAGTTGGTAACAACATCCGCAATTATAGGTTAGCAAAAGGAATGAGTATGAGGGAACTTGCCGGAAAAGTTGGTCTCACCGAGGCTACTATTCAAAAATATGAAACAGGTGCAATAAAAACACTTGATGTAAGCATGTTGATGAAGTTTGCAGAAGCCTTAAATGTTCCACCAGAAGATGTTGTCGGTTGGGATAAGGTTGAGAAGAGAAACGATCAAAGCACGGAAGTAATGAAAAAGTACAACTTGCTTACAGATGGTCATAAGAAAGCTGTACTTGATCTAATTGATAACCTTATACAATGTCAAAGTTAAGTGAAATATAATTGATTTAATATTTCATAAACTCTTTGGCATTCCTTTTGGGGGAGAACTTGTAAGAGCTGGTCAATTTCTTTTACAAGTTCTCCTTTTTCTTTTGATATTTTATTATTTTCCACGTTTACCCCTCCCATACAAATTCATTATCATTTGTATAGTTATATTATATGTGCAAATAAATTAAAATAGAAGTCTAATTTTTTGTCATAATATATGGTAATTTGGGGAAATGCATGATACTATAACTGTATTATATACTACATGGGAGAGGTGAATACAAATGAGTAACTTTTTAATTGCGTTCGGAGCAATAATAATGTTTTTAGGAACAGGCATATGCGTAGCGTTAACCATAATACTGTTGTGTAAGAGCAAAAAAGCAACACCATTTATAGTAGGTATTTTGGGCTCTATGATTATTGGTGGAATATTACTTGGAATAGGTTGTGCAAGGCAACCTAAATCGGAGCATAAAGAAGTTGCATATAACACTACAGAAGCAGAGGTGACTGAAAAACCTACAACTGAAGATATTACCGAGACACCAACCACAGAAGAAGCAACTGAGGAAGAAACAGAAGCTACTACCGAAGAGGTTAATGCAACGGATATTTCAGGTTCGCAATTTCAATCTTATTGGGATATGGCAAAAGAGACCGTTGAAAGCTGCTTGAAAAATCCTAAGTCGGCAGATTTTCCATCTTCTGTTTTTAACCAGGGCAATATTGCCATGGAACGAAAAGGACACCTTGTTGTGGTTCAGAGTTATGTATATAGCACAAATTCATTCGGAGCTGAGATTAAAAGTGATTTTACAGTCGAAATGTTGGTATATGATACTGATAATTTTATATATGATGTTGTCTACCTCAATATTGATGGAGAAACAAGCGGAGAATATGTGGACCTTGCCGAATGGGATGAAACAAATACAAGCGGAGAAAGTGAGTAATCACAATCTCCGCTTTTTTCTTAATAATTTGTTCCTATGCAAAGGAAAATATAATCCACATCTGTTGATGACTTAGCATCTTTGGAATTAAACGCAAGTGTCAAGGTGTAGTTATTATCACTGATTGTACCCCATGGGAAACTACTCGGAGTATGTACAAAAATCGGTTCACCTTGTGTTGACATCATTATAGGCACTACTTCTTTTGTTCCTTCTGGTACGGCAATACTTACTGTTGCTTCTACGTACTCATTGTTATTTGGCACGGTAAAAGAAGCCCATAAAACATCTATTAATGACTTTGCTTGCAATACAGGGATTAATTCGTTAATGTTTGATGTAATCGCATTGATAAGTCCTGCACTAAAATCGTCACCTGTTTGATCATATTCTGTCACATCTTCAAAACTTACCGTTCCATCGTCATTGTGAATCATGTTGTATCTTCTTTTCCCGTTCATTCCAGATGACAGTATATCATCTCTATAGTCATTATTTAATTCCTGCATAATATTATATTACCTCCTATATTCTAATGTCTTTATATGCTCCCATTCTGAATGGAATGCGTTTTCTCGTTTGTCTTATTCTGTCAAGCATATCTTTTATTTTTTGGCAAGCATTTTCAAGGCGATTAACCTCACTTGAACCAATAAATGCGCCATTGTCATAGAATGTTTGTTTAACACCTATATCTTGTGGGAATACAGTGTTATTAATTCGATCAAGATTGTTTTCAAATTTATTAAATTCATCTGCATAATAAAAATCTGTGTAAGTTTTATCTGCACCCATATCTTCAAAGCTTACAACCGGTGCACACAAAAGTTCTGCTTGTTCCTTTAAATAATATATATTATTCTTAATTCTGTTGTAGTCGGAACATTCAAATACATCGCCGCTTTTCCAGTCTGTTTTAGATTCATTCCACAATTAATCCACCGCCTTTCTAGCACTAAGTTTCCCACTCAATGCACCATTGAATGAAAGTTCGTTTTGATATGTTTTAATTTTTATTTTGTCACCATTCGGCTTGACCATATTGAATAAATCCCCGGCATCTACGCTAGGGTCTCCACGCCAACTTATTGAATAATCAACTGCACCTAGGTAATAATTCGCTAACCAATCATCAAGCAAACTAGCTGCTTCTGTGCTGTCAACAAGTGGATTATTCCAATTAACTGCTTTAGTTCCGTCATTATTGTATCTGTGGGTTAACCCTTTGGCGTCCACCACATATTCATACCCACTGACTGTGTACGTAAGTGTTGTATCTTTGTCAGTTAGACCATCAAATTTTAGCATGCAGTAATAGGCACCACTTTCTACAACTGTAACTGTCACATTACTTGCATCAGTGATGGCGGTATAACCGTGACTAGGTGCTGAAAAGTCAACTTTCACAATATTGTTGTTGGAATTGACAGTAATTTTTTCGGACACAAGTTCTTTTTTGTCGGTGCCGGGTTTATATGATTGTTTTTGAACGGTAATTGACTTTAATTTATCTTCCATCGTAACAGTTGGTGTATCAAACATATCATCTTTGGACAGTTCATAGTCTGTTGCGTCACCAATTCCAACATAGTCTATTGACACTCTTGCGTATGGCTCAACTTTTGTAAATTCTATAACAACTTTGTTCGCAGAGCCATAACGATTGTAGTCTGTCCAGTTAAGGCTATCAACATTCGTAATAACAACATTATCAACAAGCGTATCATTATCATAAGTTTTTATAGTAAATTCAAGAGGTTTACAATTTCTAAAATTAATTATAAATCCATACCAACTGTAAGATATATCTAAATTAAGAGTAATTGTAGGATTTGCAGAAAACTCGCCAATGCCGTTTGCTATTTCCTTGCTCACATATCCTACTTCTTTATATATTTTGTTTTTAGGTAAAAAACAAAGGTTCCCGCTATCAAGTCGTGAAAACCCGGTACTGCACATTGCGTAAGCTATTTTCATGCTCTGCACCTTCTCCTATTCTACGCACAAATCCATTGTGAATGAATGTTTTTCGCCTGGTTGCAGTGTTACCGGCTCGATAACTTCACGTGCTAACATCATTGCTCCCGTGAAAGCACTTGCATAACTCGCATATAACCCTACTTCTGATATGGTTAGTGGTGCATTACCTGTATTTCGTATAACTCTAGTGATAGTTATAATTGAACTTGAAAATGTCTGCGGTATATCTTTAGTTTGTGTGACGATCTCATAGTCTTCTGTCACATTTTCAAGCTTTATATCTGCCGCTGTTGCTGGTGTTGTGCCTGTCCCTAACACTATATAAACTCCGGTTATGGCTGAGCTAGGCGCATTTTTTAAAAGCAACGATGCACCAAACAGCTGTCTAAACCAAGAGTAACTTGCGCTAGCTGTTTTATTTTCTGTGGTTTTACACACAGTATAATTGCCTGAACCCAGTTGACAGTTTAGGCTGACAAGACTGGCGAAATTATTTGTCAACATATATATACTTCCTCCTTTAATCTAATGTATTATCCGTCTCATGTGTCACTCGGCACTGTACCACACCGGATATCATTGTTGTGCTTAATATCTGTGTGTTCGATGTGCCTGTCTGTATCTTTCCGACATTCTCAGCCATCACATCAAATGTATCTGTCGCCTCTGTGCTTACACCTTTTTTAGTGATAGCACTGGCGACTTTAGACTTGCCATCACTGACAGATTTTTTTACTTCTGCAACTTCATCTGATATTGTTTTTATACTTTTGTCTATCTTGTCCATGTCTCCTGTGTAATCTGTTCGCCAATCTGGAATATCATCATTACCGAATTGGCATAATCCAAGATTTTTTGTTTTATTTTGTGATGCCAAAAAATCACCTCTCTATTATTTAAGTTTAAATTTTGCTTGCGTAGCATACTCATAAGCTGTTAATTTGTATGTATCATACCTGCTTGCTGTCAGCCTTAACATTGCATACTGTTTAGCTGTCAATGCTCCATTATCATCATGTAACACGCTGTCAATATCACTAAAATCTAATTGTCCATTTGATGATATTGTTTTTGTGGGTGTAATTGCGGATTGTATATGAATCCTATTTTGCCTGTCAATGGACAAAGTGCATCTGCCGGCATTGGCAATTATCTGCAAACACTCTGCGTGCGTAGCAACTGGTAACGGATTGTGTGTTACAGTATTTTTAAGAAAATTATCAAGAAAATAGTTACTACTGTCTGTAATTCCGGCATCCGCCAATACTAGCAGTGACAAATCGTACAAGCTAATCCCATTTGCATAATACTGACCTTTATAGTATTGCCCGGTTAACAATGTAAATCTATCTGTAGCATTAAATGTCGCTTCTCTACTATTAGCCGACCATGCGGATAAGTAAGTGGTTTGCTCCGGCAACCATTCAATATTGCCCTGTCCGTCTACATCATAGCCAAACTGTACTTTAACCTCTTGACCGATTCCCATATACTGTATTGCGCTATCTGGATTGTCCGGATCGTAATATTGATCTTGATTATCAACTTTAATCATAACATCCATTGATGGTATGGTTTCTGCTATTGGGGATACATACTCTTTGCTACTGTAGTCCATTACCTCTTCGTTGGTAAATGTTTTTGCAAGACCACACTTAAATGAGTATATTCTCAATCTATTCTGCCCGTAACGCATTTGAATTGGTTCGATTGTAATAAATGTTATGTCTGTAAAAACATCTTCCGTTGTCCACACTTCATCAGCGTTACGATAACGTGTAGTGCCATTGTTAGTAATAACATCAAATTCAGTCGGATAACATTTCCCAAAATTGACAGTCAAGCCCTTAATAGTCTGCGGATTTGCAAACACCATTGTAACTGTTCCCATAATATCAGCAGTTACAATGCCGTTGTTATAGTAATCAGTGCCAATTCTAGGCAAGAAAAAAGCATTGCCATCGAGGACAGCAATGCCAGGTTCTGCTGTAGCATATATTCTAGTTACTTCTTCGCCATCAAAAGGGGCAATGTCATTAGAATATGCTACTGTTTTTGTTTGTTTGTCTAGTTTTATTTCGTTTTGGGCTCGGGAATTTACAAGGCCTATTGTTGCTTTGATATAACCTCTGTTTCGGTTAAGGGACTTCATAGATTCCTTATATTTTTTGCTTACATTTTGCATTACATCACCTACCAGTATCTATAAGGTTGAACTGACAGTTACGATATTTAGTTACTATGTGCGATTTTGGACTTGCAAACAATGGTTCTGCTGTTCTGTCGCCTGGGTACATTATAATTGTTATCGGTTTACCTGTGCGATAATCTTCAAATGTAACTGGAATATAAAATGGTTCAACCGCTTTTAACATTGCTTGCCAAATTTTTGCTTCAAGGCCGACCCACTTCATGTTATCCAACTTGTATAAGTCTCTGCCAATCCTTTGACCGATAGTTACATTGTTAGCATTACGGCCGGCATTAACTGTCGTTGTAATGGTATAAGTAAAGCCAACGGCCGGACACGGAAAGTCCACACCGTTGACATTTAAAAAACTTGATAATCCTTGTGCCATATTATCACCTCTATGCTGTTGTAAATTGATGACCGTTACGTGATCTACGCCTATCCGTTTCACTGACAAGGGTTCGACCATCAATATTGATAGATGTATCTTTATCTGCTGTTTCCCTTGTATTCCGGGCAATTTGGGAGAGATAAGGCGTAAGTGCGTCATCAACTGCTTGCCTAACTCCACTTGCTATACCGGCGGTAATCTGTTCGTTGTTTGCAACAACAGACTTGCCGTTGTCGAACTTACCCATTATCTCACCTTGGTTTGCACGGAACCATCCGTCTTCTGGGAATCCTCCGGTTGCATAAGTTGGCATGAAACTAAAAGTACCAGACATCGCTTGCTTAAGTGGGTCTGATGCTTGCTTAACATTGAATTTTATTTCTTTTTGGGACATACCCATAAAGATTTTGTTTGCAGCATTTTCACCAAGTTTTTTTAAGCCCTCATCTGTCTGTGTCTTAATATTGTACTGTACGCTTTTTCCGGTAAAGTTTTTTTGCAACGTGTCGTTAATTGACTTAACTGCACTACCACTAGTTGTTGGCTTACCGTTAACAGCGGTATTTGCATTATACTTAACTGTTTTATCTTTCCAGTACCGACTGAAAATATTGGATATGCTAGAAAGTTTTTCACCTGTAGTTGCATTTTGACCGTTTATAGCGGTTTGCGCATCATATTTGGCGTTCTTGCCTTTCCATACAGATGACCACCGATTAGCTATTCCGGATAAGATGCTGCTACTTGATGTATTTTGTCCATTTGTGGCGGTTTGCGCATCATACTTAGCACTCTTGCCTCTCCAAGTATCGGCCCATAATTTTCCTATATTTCTTATGGTCGCTACGTTGTCTGTCTTGTTGTCATTAACCGATGTGTCTACATTGTAATCAACGTTTTTCCCACCAAAAATTGAGATCGCACCGCGAACTGATTTACTCAGTTTTTTATAGTCTTTATCAGTCTTTCCGTTAGTGGTCGTATCAATATTAAACTTGTTGCTTATGATTCCTGATAATCCAACTATAGGGCTTGTTTTCATTCCGAATTTTGCAACGCTGCTTAATTTGTCCACAATTTTCTTGAGATATTCCCAAAGTGTTTTCAATTTTTCAGTAATTGAATTTAAAACAGGCTTAATAATATCCCATGCAATTTGAACTTTTGCACTTATATCCGCAATTTTTTTAACAATCCAGTTACCAATTAATTGCCGAATAACTGAACTAATTGCTGATGCAACAGCCAATATAGGTGAAAGCACAGTTTTTATTGAATTTAATGCCGGAGAAATTTTTTCACCTATTGCATTGGCAACTTTTGAAATAACCGAATAAACCGTACTTAACAAATTTGAGACTGCGCTTAATGTGGGTTTTAATACTGTTACAACCTTATCTGTATATGGAGACAACTTGCCCACACCAGATTTGATCTTGTTGATTATATCTACAATTAAATTCATTGGTGCAATAATATATTCAAGTGCTTTTTTTATGCCCTTAAATAATTTGGAATTGGATATTTTGCTATATGCGCCTTCTCCAAATACTTTATCAATTATTGCTTGGCCTACACCTTCATAAATTTGCAATGGTATTTTAGGAATTTCTTTTGCCATAGTGGCAATTAGTGAGCCTAAATTCCAAACAAGATTTCCCCAGTTTATACCGCAAATAAAATCAACAACTTTTTGCCCTAATTTTTGCCAGAGATTATCCTTATTTGCGGTATCAAAAGCACTAACAACATATTTACATATGCCTATAGCAAAATTAGACAATGTTGCTCCTGTAAGCCCAGCATCCCAGGTATTGAGAAATCCAGTTATTGAAGATATAAGCGATTTACCCAAGTTTTTCCAATCAAAATTGATCGCAAAAGTATTCCCAGCACTAAGCGCTGTATTTATTGCGCCGGCAATTGTTGAACCAAGATTAGAGAACAATCTCGGAGTAATGAGGCCATTCAAGAAGTCGGCAAGTCCTTTGCCAAAATTTTTTGCCTTTTTGTATACCCTATTCCACTTAATAGATTCCATTGCCTTAGACAAACTATCACTGATATACTTGCCTAATTGGTTAAGGTTTTTGATGCTAGACTTGTAAAGTCCCTCTGTTTCTTTTATTTGGTATTTAAGTCCATTATTGCCACCAGCACCGCTTACACCAGTGCCTCCACCAGAACCACCACCACCGTTTGTGCCTGTGTCTTTATCCGGTTCAACAACATTTAGCTCATCAATCCCAAGAAGATGTGTTTTTAAATCTTTGGCCGCTTTAGCGGCTTTTTTAGTTCCGCTTGCCATATCATCAGCAGCACCGGCAGCACCTTCAAAATCATCAGATATAGAACCCTTTTGTATCTCTAGTTTCCATCCAAAAATTGCGCCAAGGGCATTTACTACCTTTTCGGAAAAAGTGTAAACCGCCGATAAAGCCTTATTAAGTGCCTGTACAAGCGGTTTTAACATATTGACAAATGCATTACCCCAAACACCTGCAACTGCCTTTATTTGCTCCTGTAAGATACGTAACTGGTTAGCCCATGTCTGACTTGTACGTGCAAAATCCCCTTGTACATTCTTGGTGTTATCCATGACGTACTGATATCTCAGCATTGTTTTTTCTAGCTGAGTCATAGAGGATATGTTGGCGTCAAGACCTTTTTTCATCGCATACTCTTTGAGGGTTGCGTTAGTAAGGTCAATACCAAAAGCTCGCATAGGCTCTGTCTCACCAGTAAAGATTGACCATAATTTACGCGAACTTTCTTCCTGTGAAATATTGTAGAAAGAAGCTAAGTCTGCCGATAATGCAGTAAGTTGTATCGACATATCAGACATATCTTTAACAGGGGCTCCCATTGCGAGTCCCATAGCTTGAAATCTACCAGCTGTCTGTTTTGCCGACAATTCTGACATTCCATACGTCTTTATCGACGTTTTTGAAAACTGCTCTAATTTGTCCGTGTACTGACCGAACGTATTAACAACAACATTCTGCACCTCAGTAAGATCAGATGAAATGTCTATGGCTTTTTTAAATCCGCTTAAAACTCTTTGCGCTGCCCAAAATGCCGCATATAGTTTTCCGACTGCTGAAGCAAGACTCCATATATGTTTTCTAGCGCTTTTAGCACTGCTGCCCATGCCGGCAAAACTATTCTGTATACCTCTGCTTGCACTTGCCGTTCTACTTCCTTGTGCTGCCAAATTTGCAAGGGCATGAGTCATTTGTATTACATTTTGTGACACTTGTGGTGCTGTAGCCATAACTTGCATAAACTTCTTAAGTTCTGCTGCAAGTGCCCCTAGTCCACCTGCTGTTTGTGTAGCTTTTACTCCTACTGACGCAAGATTACCAAGTGCAGTGGTCATCTGTATTGTTCCAGCGGATAATTGCGGTGCCAGCGCCATGGTATTAAACAGATTGCGAAGCGTAACGGACAACTGTGGCAATGCTGCTGATACGATACTTGCTTTTTGCCCAGAATTTGCAAGTCTACCAACTGCATTGGTGAGCTGTATTACATTTGTGCTAACGTTCTGAGCGCCTTGCAACGTGCTAGATAAGCCTACAATCGCATTTCCAAGCTGGCCTATGGCGTTTATATTCAAACCATTAATGTTCGAGTTAGACAGCCTTGTAATGGAATTAATGAAGTTCGTAAGACCCTTGTTGCTGAACTGCATGTTCCCCAATACTGATATACTGGAAGCAAGTGGGCTTATACTATTTGCAACCGCTGTAAGTTTCCCACTATTAATGTTTTCGAATTGTTTTATACCCTTGGCAGCTCTGTTAAAATCAGGCATTTTTACATTTTTTATTGCATTCATGCCCTGTGCAAGCTGGTTCATACCTTGTGCAAATTTAGCTATACCATTACTATCAATTCCTTGCAATGTCTTAGACAGTGTGCCGAGCTTATTTGACAGTTTATCTACTGCATTAACCGCCTGTGTTGCACTTGCATGTATTTTAACTTCAAGATTATCTACTGTTGCCATGTTTCACCGCCTTGTTGTAATAAAAAAGACGGCAAAAACATCAGTCCTTGCCGTCAATCATATTGTATGTCCTATCCCATTCTTGCTTTGCCTTTAATCGTTCTTCAATAAACTCATTTCTAAGTCTATTTACCCTATCTTCTTCATTTTCCATAAGTGGAGCTTTAAGATACTCTGAACTTGCTTTCTTGCCGTTAAGGCAATGATCTATTGCAAAGCAAAGAGCAGACCTGATATACGTTCCTACCCACGCATATACTTGTGAGTCGCGTTCTTTTTCTGCCATATGATATGCTTTTTCATATGGCTCAAGGTCTGCTGGGCAAGACTTGTCAACATCCTCAACTGTAAGTCCATAGCCTTTGGTCATCATTAACCAACGGGGGCGTATTTCATTACAGTAATTTTCGTAATTAAAATCTTTGTTATCCTGTTCAAGGATTATTTCTGTGCCTGATTCTGCACTTTCGCTGTCTCTTCCTCGAACAGTTTCTTTAAAAAACCATTGTGAAGCATCTCATTTGAGACGTCCTCCTGAAGCTTAAGAAAATCTCCATTTTCTTCGTCTACAAAATGGTCAAGCATATCCTCAACCTTACTAAGCTGTTCGTCACGGCCTTTCCCTGTAGTCAAGTTGTAGCCAAACTCATCTGAATGATTAGCCTGTAATCCGGCAAGTAAGATTTGTGGCATTAACAAGTACATTTGCTCCATTCCCTCTATTGCTCCAACTCCATCGTCTGTACTTGACTGCATTACTCCAATTCTTGCCAGCTTGCTGATAAATCCAGCCCTAGCTACTGCCTTATTACCAAACTTAATATTGTATTCCTTGCCATTCATTGTAATTGTCATGCTATTTTCCTTTCCTCCTACTCTTAATAGAAAAGGGGCAGTCCGAAAACCGCCCCTTGTTTGCTTAATACGTATAATCAGCCGGTTTTATATCTTTTGTATCGTCATCACTCAGCACGGCTGTATCTGAGTGGTTTGCTATTCCCCCGGTGTAAAAGCTACCTTTGTATCAAAGCCAACAAGATCTTCGAGAATAAGGTTGATCTCAACCGTTAAGAGCTCATTCTGACCCTTTGAAGCCACTGGAAGAACTGATGGTGGCTGAGCTTTAATAAACTCTGCCTTGGTAAATCCAGGTATGATTGTCTCAAACCACATGGATTTGCCTGTTCCTTCCAACTTCTTGTACTCTTCAAGTACTTTCTCCCATTCTGCAAGTGTATCTGGTGTCCAGTTTACTGTTACTGTATATGTATCAGATACAGTAGTTCTACCAGATATGTTTCTTGTGTAAAAATCTTCAAGAGCCGAAGCGTCAATAGCCTCTGGTTCTGCTGTAGCATCGCCAAGCTCATTGATTCTTGACAACTGAGTAAATGTCGTTGGCTTTTCTCCTGCGGTTGTTTCAACACCATAACCAAAAGTAATACCCAGTGTACTTAATCCTGGTACTGCCATGTCTTTACCTCCTTAAAAATGTGCATAAAAAAAGAGCCACATGGCTCTAATTGCTAACTATAATATTGTGTCACCAGCCCCAAACACACGGCTAAATCGCATGTTACATATATAGGTTCCACCATTAACACTGTATTGAGGTGTTCCGGCGACCGAAAATCTCATTTGTTTATATATGTCCGTTATTTTGGACATAATCTTTCTGCATTCGCTGTGATTCTTGTTGGAAGTCACATCAACCTGTATTGTTTCTCTTACAGCGTTGATTGTCTGTCCCTCTAAATCTTGTCCCAGCTCCATCCCTGGCAATTCATGAATATAAATTGTTGGGAATACTGCTGGCTGATCTGATTCACCTTTATCTGTAACGTTAAGCGTTGGGTACTTATCCTTAAGTTGTTCTGTTGCTTTAGCCTTGACAATGCTATATATTGTCGGGCCAAGTTCTATTGCCCATGCATTATCCATTGTCAAACACCTCTTTCACAACGTTCTTGACTTTTCTTTCAAGTTCACGAGCAGTATTGTACATATATGGCCTAGATGGCATACCCTCGGTGAACCACCAATGACCATTATCATCCTTGTAAAACCAGCCAATTCGACCATCTTTGAGTTGGTGGATTGTTTGACCGCTTGCATATTGCCAAGATACTCCCGGAGGTAATTCGCCTTTGTATGGTTTCTTTTGCCCTATAACACCAGTTCCAAACTCAACAAATGCTGCGTGATCTGTTCCGGCTACAACCGCCCAAATATGACTACAATCTGTATCTGTAACACACTCTGATTGTATGCTTTCAATCAATTCACCCTTAAATATCGCGTCTAAGTTCGCGAGTTGAACTCTAGCAACTTCTACGCCATCATCAGCCAATCTTTCAGCAATAACGGCGCATTTATGGTCAAGCCTTGCTTGATAGGCTTTAAGCTCCTTAATTGCATTCTGTAAACTGCTCACAGACAAAGATACATCTATTGTTTTTTTCACTTGACCACCGCCTTAAGGACATATTTTGTTGACCGCAAAGCTGGCTTGACTCCTACAACTGTAAAATCAGCAGAAGTTTTATCAATATAGCCATCCTCTGTGTATTCAACTTTGCTATCAAGCCATATAATGTCACTTTTTTTGATAGGGTATGCTCCTCTATCTGTAACTATGATTGCGTCAAAATCATTGACATCAAAGCCATATTCTTTTGCCTGTGCTTCACCGCCAGAGAAAGAGATATTAGCCCTAAATGATATAGGCTCTTCGTATGATATTTCCTTATGGTCTATAAGAGGTATTTTTTGTCCCTCTTCTGTGATGAAATACTTTATATTGCCGTCATCATCTTTTTCGTATATCTCCACCTCTTTGCCGTAAGAAGCATACTTCATAGATTGTTTATTAATCTCAAGTGACATTACTTCACATCCTTGCCAAATCGCTTCCAAAGCTCAGATAGCTTTTCCCAACCATACATTGCTACAAATGCAACTACAAATCCGGCTAGGATAGCTGCAAGAATCATATACCAAAGTATTGTCATATGTATGTACTGCATATAGGCAATAAAAGCCACAACGGTAATGCCTATGGACAGCACAAGCACCAATATGTCGGTTGGTATCTTCTTAAATACGCCAACACCTTTGATTACTTGTGTAATTACCGCCACAACAAATGTAAGTACGCCTATGACAGACACTATAATAGCCATATTGGCTACAAGGCTCTGTATAACATCCATTTTTACACCTCCTTGTTTTCGTTGAGTCGTGTTGCCATTTCATCTACGCGATGATGAAGTGACTTAACACTTTCCTCAACTTTAATAATTCTGTTGTCATGAGAATTAAGTTCTTTTCTCATTTCCACAACTTCATCTTTTATGTCCTTAGTGTTGCTAGATATGGCATCTAACTTCATATTTATGCGGGTGTTTTCTCGGACTCTATCCTCTAGGTCTGAATTATCAGTTCTTCTATTATTCTTGATATTCAGCACAAGGCTGACAATTCCAAAAAAAATAGAGAAAGTAACCGATATGATGCTGATAATTATTGCTACGGGCATATATCTACCGCCTTTCTCTTATGTTTGCATACCGCCCACCACCACCATAATGTATGCCCTCTGCTACTGTTAGGTAACGCACAATCTTCTATAATATCTCAACAAATGGGAACACATCAGCTAGCAGCTTATTTCTGTCAATCCAACTACGA